GTTTAGAATTAATAAATTCATTTTCGTTTATGTGAATTAATTTAATACCTTTATCTTTACATAAATTTGTTTTGTTTAAATGATAACTCCTATCTTTACCCATTAATTCCGAATGCCAATAGATACCATTACATTCAATGGCTATTTTATAATCAGGTAAATAAAAATCTAATTCATAAGGTTTTATTTGTTTTCTATCGGCACGTAAATATTTGATATTATTAATTTTTAAATATTCTTCGATATATTCTTCATGTTGTGAATATCTAACTCCACAATGGGGGCACCCTTGACCATTTAAATGACTAAATGCATCTTGTTTAAATTCCCCGTGAACTGGACATATTATAATTGATTTCTTATTTGTTTTTCTTCCATAAAATACAAACTTACTATAATCATAATATTTTTTGTGTATTTTTTTATATTTTTTTAACAAATATGCTTCATCAATAAATGTTTTGGATTTAGATATTTTATCACCTTTACAATTAGGACATCCTTGACCATTTAAATGGTTTTTTTTATTCTGTTTAAAAATTCCATGTATAGGACAAATAATATCAATCTTTTCATCTACATTATTTAAAGATATATTCACTAAAGAATAATCATACTTATTATTGTGTATTTCTTTACATCTTCGTATAAAATCTTCTATTGTAATTCTTTTTGTTCCACTACATGCAGGACACCCTTGTCCTTGTAAATGATTTCCGGCTATCTGAGAAAATTTACCATGTTCTTTACATATAATATCTACTTTATCTTTACCAACAGTATAATTAACTAAAGAATAATCATATTTATTCTTATGTATCTTATTAGCTCGTAATATAAATTCTGCTGTATCAATATTTTTATTATCAGCACAATTAGGACATCCCTTTTTTCCATTTATATGATTATTTGGTTTTTGTTCCCATATACCATGATCAGGGCATATTATTTTAACTTTTGTATGTGAATTAACATAATTAACCAAAGAATAATCATATTTATTACCATGTATTTCCTTCCCTTGTTCAATAAATTGTTCTGTGGTTAATCTACGCTTAAATAATTTTTCTTTTCGTAAAGCTTCTCCACATTTAGGACAACCTGATCCCCTTTTGTGAAGATCAGGTATTTGTTCCCATAAACCATGTTCAGGACAGATTATTTTGACTTTTGTTTTTGCAGATTTATAATCAACTAATGAATAATCATATTTATTACTATGTATTATACTTGATTCATCTATAAAACTTTCTGTCGTTACTTTCTTGCCCATATATCTAATGATATATATTCTGTAGCTTTAGTCAACTAAAAACGTATAAAAATGTATATATTTATATTAAATTATTATATAAGCTCTTGAAAATTAACATCTTGTCTAGTTGCTATGAAATCTATTAAAATAAATTCGGAAACCTTCTGTGGTTTAATATATATATTTACTTTAAGTTGATTTTGTTCAATTATTTCATCTGTATTATTCTTTTCAGAACAGATAACTAAATAATCTCTAACCCCATCAGCATTTTTAACACCTTCAAACAAAGGAGATAATACATTTATTACTTGAGTTCGAGTGAATAATGTATTAGGTTCAAATACAAAATATTTCATAGTTCTAGCTGTAGCCTTTTCTAAGAATAAGAAAACTCTACGAACATTGATTCTATCAAAGGCACTAGGTTTAGCCATTAATGTTTTTTGACCCCAAGTAACAAAACCTTCATTTGGAAAAAATGTTAATGGATTAATACTAATTTTATATAATTGATCTCTTTCCTTTTGTTTTGGATAAACTGCAATATCATTAATGTTATTATTAATACCTCTAGTTAATCCAGCAGGAGCATCCCATACATTATCCATATTAGCCATTAAACTAGCTGCAAAGCCTGAATATGGCACCCATGCTTGTCTATTAGAAGCTCCATCAAAGACTTTAACCCAATTACCATATGTAACTGCATAACTACTATTAGCAGCTCTAAATTGATTCCTTAAAGGCCAATATATGTATTTACTAAATGTTTTAGCAATTCGATTACTTTCATCATCAAGATATGTTTGACTCAATACGCGACTGTTTTCACCAGTAACCATAATTTGACGTATTGGATCAGCAATAAAAATACAATCTTTACGTGTATCTTCACAAAATGAATTGAAAGTCGTAAAAATAGAATTATAATTAACAAATGTTTCATCATCAGCTAATGCTCCTGATGTTTGCTCCTCTAATCCACTTAAAGAACTCCATGTTGTTCTATCATCATATGTATCACTTGATAATGCTTCAGTAGAACAATAAATAGTTCCTAATCCACCTTCAACAAGAATATCCAATTCAAAAAGATCAGGATTTTCAACTAAGTCCAATACACGATCAACTTTAGCTGGAACTGCACCAATTGTTTTATCTTTTCCTCTTGATTTTTGATATACACCAATTGGGTATAATTCATTGGCAAATTCTTCTTCAGGAATACTTGATAAAGCAGTTCCAACAACAGTATCTTCAGAAAGAACACGTAATTTAGTTTTAGGGAATGCATCACCTGTTAAATTAAGTGTAAATACATCTTGAAGATTCGGATTAACAAAAAATCTAACATTATTACTTGAATTATCAATTGTTTCCAAGAATAAACTTTGATTTGCACCACCTAAAGGGTTTTGTAATTCTCTATCAGGATCAAATGTTCCTACAAAACTCTCAGATAAAGTATAAGATAATGCTATTTCTGAATTTGTAAATGGTGTTTTACGAAGTTTAAATAAACCAATTGATAAAGTATCATCAAATTCTTGAGTAGCAATATCAAATGATGCAATGTTTTCCATTACTTCAGAAAGACTGTCATCTTTATCAGTTAAAGATGATACTTCAAAATTTAAACGAGCATCTGGAACTTCAACATAAGATGTTGCGGTATCACTGGAATTATTGATACTATTAATACGAATAATATCTTTATATGTTGATCCCGGTGTTGTATTAATATTATCGGAAATACCTAAATAATACCCCTCAAATGTTTCATTAATTGTTGATTTAGACGTATTTAAAACAACTAAACCAGCATAACCTATACCTGATAAAGAAGTATAATCAACACCACTTTCTTTACCAAATTCATTTTGCCAAGTAATTTCTTCATTTTGAATTGATTCATATTCTTCTCTGGTTAATTCCAAGTGATATGGTTTAGAGAGATAAAATTCTGAAACACCTGTAGCATCAGCACTTAAACCTGTACTGGAAATAGTTGAATATGCTGTTGAACCATCATTTGGAACAGCAGGATATACTAAAGCAGAATATCTATCTTGTGTGAAAATATCACCAGCATTACCACCATATGGTAAACGTGAGAAATAGACATTTGCTGGAGAATCAAAAAGGGATTTTATAGTATGATATGAATATCTTTCAGCAGCAGTTGTAGGTTGACCATAAACTGATTCATATTCTTCTATAGAAGTAACTTGTAAAACCTCATCGGTTGGTCCTTGTTGGGTAAATCCCAAAGCAAGAACACCAACACCTAAAGGAGAATTAACACGTAATGAAAGATCAACTTCATTTATCTGAACACCCGGACTTTGTATATATTGTTGAGCCATAACTTAATTGTATTTATAAATAGATTTAATTTTAATTATTTATAAATCTCAAAAAGTTATTTATATAGTCAACTCATTATATAAACAATGTTATAAAATTTCTTCTGTATGTATTGTATGTCTCCATTTTACATTACCATCTTTTCGAATAGTATCAAAATAATAAGAACCATCCCCATTATCTTTTAAATCACTTATTATACGAAGTTCTTCACCTGTTTCGGGGTCTTTCATTAATAATGATTCTACCATTTTATTATTATTATTATTATTATTATTATTTATTTTCATATTTATTATTTTTCACTCATTTATAAAACGGATTTCATGTGGTTCTCGATAATCTACAGTTCCATCAGGTAATTCAATAACTGCACGTAATACCCAATTAATCATACTACCATCTCCTATCGGACAATGAGTTATTTTAGTCCAACCGTGAAATATAACAGATTTATATCCAATTTTTTTTCTGGAAATAAACCATCATTAGATAACATTAAACCAGTTTCAAATTGAATTTGACATTTACGAGAACTAATTGATATATCTGTATTATTCATTTTAATATTTTGACTCTTCGTATTATCTAATCCTAATGTTCTTCAAAATAAACATGTTCTGATTCCTCGCATTCAATATATTTATAATAATATTCAGTATCAAAATCATCATTATTTAATTCAAATACCATATCTTTAACGTATTTTTCTTTAGCAATAACTACTCGAAATGGAATTTGATCCAATTCATCTGGTGATAAAATGGTATTTTTTGTAATTACGAAAACTTTAATTTTATGATTCATTATTTATATCAGTTTGAGTTAAGCTGTCTTTTTCATTTTCAATATTTATCATATCACGTATACGCTCTCCTAAATACCATTCATAAGGATAATTGCCCTTTCTTAAAGTATCACATATTTTTTCCCATTCATACCGTGTCATTTCAGCTTTAAGCTGATCTGTATTTATTAAATTAAATTTTGCTTTCATATTTTTATTATATATTCTTATTAAAACCACCTATAACCTTTTGGCATTGATTGCCACTCAAAAATCATTATACTATTAATAGTTAATTCTTCATAATTTTGAGTCTTATTTGTAAGGGGTGGACAGATGGCTAAACGCTTCACAAACAACCATTTAAAACGACGAACCATATATTGATAAATATAAACCACCTTATGATTAATCATCAACATTTTAATAGTTATTTTACAAAATTTAGTCATGATCTTCTTGTAAAATTTTAATGGCATTTTCAAGAACAGATCGATGTAAATAATCTTCGCCCCCATCCCCATAATAAAGACGAGTCCCATATGGTTGATTGTCCCAAAATTCTTGAGCGTTTACCAATCCCTCTAACCCATGAAACCCCTTGAATACCCCCTTTTCAATTAACTTCACCATTAAAGGAGAAATAACTGTTTTACCCATTGAACTTTCTGTATTTAATTTTGTTTTCATAATTTTATTATTAATTAAATATTAGGTATATCAGATTGTTCTTCTTCAGTATGGGGTGATTGAATTGCACAACCAACACACCTTTTACATGGACCAGTCGAAAGTTCAGACTTGTCTCCATATGTATCGCAACAAAATTTATCTGTCCATTTTACTAATTTAGATACTAATCTTATTATTATTTTTTTCATAATTTTATTATATATTTATTCTCCAAAAACATCAACTTTTCGTCTAATATTATACGTATTTCCCATATGATGTTCCAAATACCAAATTTCCCCGTCTTTGGTTGTTATTTCAACGAATTTTACTTCGTTAAACCTTTCACGCATTTCTTTACGTGAATCACATCCTGCAATTAACATACAAATAGTAAGTAACAATATAATTAATTTATAAAAATGTTTTTTGGGATTCATATTTTTATTTATTTTTAAAAGAAGATAGATTACAGCAAGTATCTGTCAAGACATTCCCGTTTTCATCAATTGTGCGGTAATTTTTATTGTCACTACCTAAACTTATCCAAGCAATTCTTTCACTATAAAAACTACCTGCATCTACCCATTCTTTACCAGTCCAATATTCTAACTTTATCATAATATAAAGTTATTAAATGAAAAATGTATCAATGTCAACAAAAAAACTTAATTTATACTAAAGAAGCTTTAAAAAACGTAAATGCAAATTCAAACTGTGAAGAAATATCATTAGGGTCTTCATCGGAATATACAGGTGATTTTAAAGATACAGGAAAACAACCCTCATAATCAAAACGTATAACCCGATTATTATATTCATCTAAACCATAAACTGTAAAATTTGCAGTATACTCTTTTAATGCTTCTGTTGCATCACCATCTGATATTTCCTTGGCATTATAAAAAGATTTACTTTCATCATTTAATAAATCCAACCATAAATAAATAACCCACCAATTCCTAAATAAATTGTCTATTTTAAATGAAACAAAAATATTTTCATAAGGAACTCTTGAATGTGATGATATTTTCAACTCTTGACCTTGATATTGTTGACCAATGGCAGGAATAATAATATCAGGAACAGGTGATCCCGTTATCGAAAATTGTAAACTATCAAAATCAACTTTATTATTTCTTCTGTTTTTTGACTTACTACCCCTTAAAGCTTCAGGTAAAGATAATACCATAAAATATTTATCTCCCTTAGTCTTATTTAAAATAGACTGATCTATATCATATTTTTCAGGATTTATATATTGTTTATCTTCCATATCAATTATTTATAAAAAATTAATAAGATATAGGTTCATAACTACTCCAGTTACTTTGGTTTTCATCACCTATATTAGTCCACCCCATAGAATTCAATTCATCCATAAATGGATCATCACTAATACCCGGCATTAATAACGCATCAACACCCCAATTATTCTCTTCATCACCAATTCTATACTTACTATCTTTTGTTCCATAAGGAGCATACAACGGTTCAATCTGAAATGGTTTATTATTATCATCTTTAACTATAACACTGTAAAATTGTGTAACAGCCATTTCATGTATACATATTAAAGACCATATCAAAGCATCAACTCTATCATCTTTATATGAAGCACTTTTTCTCCCCCATTTTTCATTTTTATGCCTAACAAAAGTATTTAATTCCTTTAATGTATCTATGTCATGCAAAATAACCCGTCTATGACTTTTCAACCAATAAAACATATTCATAACACCATGATATTTAGTATTAGTCGAACTTGTTACACCTTTTAAATGACCATAATCAATTCTTCCCTGTTTAATAGAGAAATTTAATAAATTCGGATAATTATATTCCTTTTCCAATTGGCTTATTACCACACCACCACCACTATTATTACGCTCAACTGCTAAAGGCGGTTTACCCCATTGTTTCATTATCTCGTTTACAATTCTAGCAAATTCATGAGGGCCAACATCATTTGATGCATATGTAGCTACCTGTTCAACATTAGTTAATTCAGTTATATCCATTATATTAATGGTAGAATTACATTCACCCACACCTTCACCTATATCAACACCTGCACAATATATCCTATTCTCTATATCAGGTTCCTTAAATACTTTATAAGTCTCACCCTCAAATGTCATTCTAGGTTTTATACAAGATCGTTGTAAATCATTATATAAATCTTCTGGTAATACTGATTCACCACTTTCTAAAAATTTACAATCATATTCCTGATCAAATTTATCATCACCAAGGGTAAGTCTCTCCTGTCTAGCCCATTCCTCATCCTTCCCCGGTAAATCAGACCATTTAACCATGATATTACCCCAACCAGAGTTTTCTCCTGATATAGCTTTCTCCCATAAAGTGTGAAATAAATTTCCAACCCCATTTGGTGTAGATGCTATTAATATTTTAGCTTTTTTAGAACTTGATATTGTAGGATATACAGCAGACCAAAACGCTTCCATTATATTAGGCTCCACGAAGGACATTTCATCAACCAACAGACATTGTCTATTCAAAAAACCGTTAGAAAAATAAGTGTGAGTATCGCTTATTTCTAAAAATTCATATACAAATCCATCATTAGTTTCTAATACAATATCTATAATAGAAACACCACCATAAATTTTATCTCCAACCTTTAAATCTTTGGCATATACATAATTATCACCATCAATCATTATTTTATGTTTAGGTGTACATATTAATGATTTTTGATATATGTGTAAAATTATTTTATTTTCATTATTACCTTTAATAAGACCTTTAAAATCTTTAAACCCATCTTGGGTTAAAACCTGATATTTATCATTCTTATATATTTTATAATTTTTTAAATCTGCCATTACATAAATATTTATATAATGGCAGATTAGTTATATCATAATCGTCCTTTTACCCAACCATCTAAAATGGGCTCACCTTTTTGTAATCGTTTTCGTTGTTTTGTTATTGGGTTAGTAATAAAAAAGCTACCTTTATTTAAATTTTTATAAGAACTTTTATTTTTAGGGCCACTTCCTTTTATCCAACCTTCAGGAATATCAAATTCTTTTGAAAGACGTTTTGTTTGCTTAGTTATTGGATTGTGGATGTAAACCATTCCTGTTCCGCTTCTACGTTTTTTCATTTCAGGATCTTTTTCCATAGCATCTTTTTGACCATTGGAAATATTAGCTTTACTTTCATCACTACGTTTCATACCCCTATGTGCATCAGCCATCTTTTTTATTTTTTCTGGATTTTTATTAATTTTATCCATTCTAGCTTTATGCAATTCTGGATTTTCTTTTATCCATTTTTTGTTTTTAATAGATAGCTTTTCTTTACGTTCGGGGGTATTAAATGCTATTTTCATTTTTCAACATATTCAGGGGTTTGCCATCTCTTTTTTGCAGCTAATGATAATTGATTTAATTTTTCTTGTGACCATTTACAAGAACCAAACCCACCTTCTTTTAAATTATATACATCTTTTTGATTAATAAATGATATTGTAACTAATTTCTTTTCTTCCTCTAAAACTTCTTTATATGTATCATAAAAATTTAGAATTTCTTTTTTAAAATTTTCTAACCCATATTTTTTAATAGCTCGTTTTATAATTTTACCTGATCCCATGTAACCATCATCCAGAACATTTGTTCTATGAACCCCTATATAAATTTTATTATTTATTAAATTAGTTATTTTATAAATATAATTATATTTTCCGTTTACATCAGGATCATTATGGTATTTATTTTTAGTTATTACTTCCATCATGTTATTATAACATGATAAATCAATTTATCAATCAATTTATTAATTAATCAGAATCCAAAGTCAAACCATGTATTTCCCCATTATTTTCCAATATATTAGATAATTCTTCCATAGAAATATCAAATATAGTATTTGTTTCTTTATCTTTCAAAGTAACAACACTGGAACCATCTACACAATTACATGATTTACCACGAATAGCACTTTCACTTGTAGCACTAATTTGTATTTTACTACCATTTGAGAAAGCAATTTCCTGTTTATTCCACCCACCATCTTTTAAAGTTGGTTTTATCCAATTTGGAAGTTCTTCATATGCCAATTTAACTCTTTCTAAAATTTCTTGAGCGGTTTTTTCTTTATTAGCAACAATAACCACTCTTTGGTATTCAAAGAAAGTTATTAACCATAATGCATATATGGTCATTAAGGTTGTCTTCCCGATTTGACGAGAACAACACATTATAGATCTTTTATTATCTCTAAATAATCTCAATGCATCTCTTTGGAATGAATGTAATCTTATTTTTTGTTTACCTTCATCAAGATTAATAATATAAAAAAAATGTTGGGCAAAATAAAGAATATTTTCATGACATCTTAAAATAACCCCCAAACGATCTTTATCATATTCAAATTCTGATTTATCTGTAGGAAGATTTGTGCGTCCCATATATGGAACAACTTTATCACCAGCATATTTTTTATTTAGTTCTTCAATAAGTTCATCATCTCTACGTGCTCGTTTCCTACCCTTTTTCATACAAATTTTTAATTATTTATAAAAAATTTGTAGTCAAAATATAAATAATTAAAAACAAACTTTAAATTCAATATGAAAAAACAAAACAAATCAGTATCTAAAAGTAAATTTGAAACTCTTTTTGAAGCAGCTATGGAAGATGATAATCTTTTTAATAGTGAAGAAGAAATAATTGATCAATATGATGATGTTAATGAAACACCATCAGAAGATGAAGAAGAAGTTAGTGAGGTTACAATTAAATTGACATCGGATCAAGTTGATGTTCTTAAAGCTATCCTTGATCAATTAGAAGGTGATACTGAAGAAGAAGTTGCACCTGAAGATTCATTGGATGATGGGATTGAAGAGTTGGAAGAATTAGAAAAAGAATCTGTTGAATTTGAAACTGCACCTGATGCTGATACTGTTGTAAATTCAACAAAATCAGGAAAAGCAACTACTGATACTGGTGAATTAGATACTGAAACATCAAAAAAAGATGGTGAAGAGAAGCAATACAAGTTTGTTAAACGTGAAAAACCAGAAGAGTTAAAATATAAAACTACAAAAGGCTCTTAAGATATTATAATTATATCTTTATAATAAAAACTCTCATTAATATGAGAGTTTTTTTATATATAATCATAAATAATTAAAATGAACAATACATTATTTGAATCTGTAATAGACTTATCATTGAAAAATTACTCACCTCAAGTATTTTCCAATTATGAATCATCTAAACCTATATTAAATGATAGAGTTCGAAATAAAATCATAAAAGATGTTAAATATGTAAACAAAGTTTTAAAAGTTAAAGACATATTTATAAAAGGGAGTATATTAACAAAACAATACACAAAAGATTCTGATATTGATGTTTACATACAAATTAATTCTGCATCTGTTGATGATACGTTAAAAAAACAACTTAAAAAAATATTATTATATATAGATAACACTAAATTGAATAATATAAGTCACCCATTTCAATATTATATAACAAAAGATAGTTATAATTTAGAAAACACTGAAGCAGCATACAATATAATAAAAAACGAATGGATAAAAAGAACTCCTTCCAAAGATATTAAAATTGATGATTATTTTGATAATTTTAAATCATATATTAACAAATTTTCTGATTTCAGTGAAGAATTACGAAGAAATATGATTGATTATGAAATACTGAAAGACATTCCTAATGATCAAATAAATGGGTTAAAACAAAAATTAGATAATGAATTAAAGGAAATCAATTCATCAATAAATAAATTAGCTGATGTTTATTCTGATATTAAAGATTTTAGAAATAAAGCATTTGATGATACAATGTCCCCTTCGGATATTAAAAAATATGGTATAAAAACCAAATTACCCGGTAATGTTGTTTGGAAACTAATTGAAAGATACCATTATTTAGATTTATATAAAACCATAAGAAAAATAATTGGGGATGATAATAAAATATCTCATGATGAATATGATGAATTAAACAAATTTATTAAAACTGATTTAACAAACGAAAAAATATCATTTAAAAATTTATTTAAAGGTAAAATAAAAGGTAGAAAAGACTTACAACATAAACCCAAACATCGTCAGCAACAAAACAATGCAGGTATGATAGGTCAAGGGTCAAGAAAATCACTAAATGTTCTCCCCGATTATCAACGTAAAAACCCATTAAAATCAAATAGATTAGTATCAAATGCTAAAACAACTTCTAAAGTTCTTCATGTTAAACAAGGTTCGCCTGAAGCTCTTGAATTAGCACAAAAATACAGAATACAAGACCCTAGAGGTAAAAAAACAGTGTCTGGTAATCAATATGATGATGGTATCACTATTATTTTTACTGAATCCTTAGAACAAAAGGTTAATAGGGTAAATAAGATATTAAACTCCAAATTATAATACTATGTGTTTTTTTACTCCAATAGTTGATGAATCTTGCACATTTACGGATGATATACGATTCTTAGATACTGATCGAACAAAACAAGAACGTGAACTATATTCATCATATTTTGAAGAAGAAATAGATAAATATGGAATTGAAGTAGAATATATCCAAAACCAATATGAATTATCATCCCATGATGCTATATATGGTGAACATACGATTAAAAAATTTGCTGATCCCCAAAAAATGATTATGTTTGTTATATTTAATGATGATAGTATCATTTTAAATCAATATGGTATCGAAAGCCAAGGTGATATTACTGCATTTATTCATATATCATCATTTTTTGATACATTCGGGGAGGAAGCAGAACCAAAATCAGGTGATTTAATTAAATTAACTGAATATGGCCAAACCAATAGACCAAATGGTAGAGAATCACAAATTTTTGAAATAACCCATAGGGATGATGAAAACATTCAACAGACAGTTCCCCTTATGGGACACTATACTTGGATGATATGGGCCAAAAGATATGATTACAGCTATGAAAACAATGTTGACCCTGAAAAAGTATTAAATCAAATTAATGATGATGTTAAATCTCAAAATTTAAGTGGTATTCCATCATTAAGTTCAGTAAAAGACAATATCAACAAAAAATACGATTCATCAGCGGATGAATTAGGTAAATTAATATTTGATTATGATTTAGAATCCAATAAATCAAATGATTCTATATATGGTGATTATTAAGTTCCCCAATATAGATCATCACGATATAATTTAGCTTTATCAGTTACGCAGCTTGCACATAGATAGCTTCCATCATTTGGATGGTAATATGTTCCACCGCCATAGTATAACTGGACTTGATCACGATCACAATCATCGCATTCATCATTTCCCGGTCCAAAATCACATTTTTCAAATCTTATTTCCTCTAAATCTTTATTTAATGTATACATTTTATTATGTTTTTAAAACTAGATTTGAAGAAGGAATTAAATAATCGGGACAACGCCAAATTATATCTCGACCATCTACTGTTATTCGTTTTGGTGCAATACTTTCAAGTTTACTAACTTGCTTTAAAGCATCATTTAGTTGATTAACAAGAATGACTATAGTATCTTCTGCAGTTTTCCCCGATTTCATTCCATTATAAACTGTAGCATTTTGAAACAATACATCTTGAAATGTTTTACAATGTGAAAATGGAGTATTATATGACGGTTTTTGTTCTTTATTCATGATTTATTACATTCTGGACATGGAATATCAATACCTGCTCCCCAAGGAGTAACTCCTCCGCTATCTATTACATCTTCACCACCACAAGTCCCGCATTCTTCAATCCCTACCTCTTTCCCATTAGAATCATAATAATGAATTTCACCAAATCCACCTTTTGAACATTCACCATGCGGCACGACTGCCATTACTGCATTTTTTGGATCAGATACAATTTTATCCTGTAAATCCTCTTTTTTACATATTGGACATTTTAATCGAATTGAATCAGTTAATATATCATTATCAATAAAATCACTATCAATATTTAATTCATTATTCATATTTTCTTGGTTAATGAGGTGAAATTACATTTATCACATCTTCGTATCGAGGATATTGGTTAATAGCTCTTTGTTTACCATCATAGTGAATTACAGTATCTACTTCATCAGGTAACATTGATCGCGCTACTTGTATTTCAGCATTTAGACGTATCCTTGCTATTTTAATACGTTGTAATTGATCTTTCATTTCTTGTTCCATATATTCTATTATTAAATTATCATTTTGAATAAAGAACTTCACAATCCATAAACCCACTTAAATCATTTCCCCATAGATGATAAATAGAATCAAATTCTTGCTGTGATTCATCCCATATAGCAGGACATTCGGTTATATCGGTATATAACCCATTATCATAATCAAACTTACCATTTATTAATGTTATCACTTCCCCTTCTTTAAAGAATCCTGTATTTTTGGCATATTTTTTACCGATTTTAATTTGAGCACCAACTACGAGTTGTTCTTCTAATGTTGTATTCATATTTGTAACTTGTAATTAAAAGGATTCACACCAACGCTGAATTTCTCTTTCGAGTTTTGATGCTAATCGTTTACGTAAAATCTCGTCAAGTCTATCGGGTTGGGGATCAGCAGATTCATGCATTTTCAAAGCTTCAATAGCAACATTATAGGCTTCGATCTTCTCTCTCTTATATCGGTTATCTATTCTCATTTTATATCTTTCCTTAGAATTAAGGTATTAAATATAAAACTTGTCAACCTTAAAAACCAAACATTTACTCAATAAATGTCATTCATATTAGATATAAAAAATATCCAAACCCTGAAATCACAGCAAAATATAATGCAATTACATAAGGTTTAACATCTCTAGTTGCAAAAGTTGCTATTGTTGCCAAAAAGAAAACAATAGTCACGAGTATGATATATGGGTTATCAATTATATTCATAATTATATCTGTTTATATCTGTTTTTAAGTATAAGTGTATATAAATATGTATATATCATAATTTTTCACTTATTACCATATAAAAATTCATATAAAAATTCATCATCTTGATTAAATCCATTACTATCTAAAATATTACATATTATTGGAAATCGTTCTTCTATATATTTTTTTATATGATTTGGTTTAATTTTCTTATTTAACACCACTTCATAATCCAGTTTATTTTTTTCACATTGTTTTTGAATATATAACAAACATTCAAATAAACACAACCACTTAACTGCTTCATCATTACTTATATTCTTCATTATCTCTTAAAAAATCTATCATTGATTCTAGTTTACAAACAAATTCATCTTTATTTATTGGGTCCGTTAGCAATTCAAATGAATTATTAAGATTTAAAAGGGATTCCCATATTTTTTTTGATATAACATCTGTTTCTTTAGAATTAAAATACAATTCTAAAATATTTAAAAACAATTTATTTGTTGGATTATCTAATATATTTGAATATTTTACAAACGTTTTTGATTCATCATATATATGGCCAAATTTTTTATCTTTCATCAACCATCTGTTTCTATTTGAAGAAGAAATATCTTTTGATTCTAATATATGTATATCAGATGGTATTATACTTGATGGGTCTTTTTTTAACATTTAATTATTTTCTTTTTCTTTTTCTTTTTGTTCCAATTCCTCCTTAATAGACTCTTCTGTTATAATGCCATCATAAAATTCTGTTTTTTGAAAATTTTGTATATTTACAATAACATTATTCAAAGAATTACATTTAACACACCTAAAATCATTATCTACATTTTTAATATTAATTAAAACATCATTAACTTCTTTACATGTGGCACATTTTACAACTGTTTTATTTTTATCAATTTCATTTAAACGTTCAATTTCCAATTGATTTAATTTCAATTGGATAAAAACCTTAATAAATAAATTAACAATAAAAAATATCAAATATTGAATAACTAAAGTTAAGCCAAACCAAGGTAAAAATGACTGGTTAGAAAAATAACCAATTCCACCCATAAATAAACTTACCAATATAGGTAATATAATACTTTTAATCATAAAAAAGATTATATATTAAAGATATTATATAATCAAGCTTAAAATTCTAATTTATTTAAATTAGAAATAATATCTTTATATTTTGAATCTATTTCATTTATCATTAATATGATATTTTTAATAGTTGTTTTAGTATCATCATTATCCTTTATCATGGGATTATTATATGATTTTATAAAATCAGTTTTAAGTTCTTGATTGTTATCATATAATGAAATTATTCTATCAAAAACCGTTTGAATTTGATATGGTAATACTTTTTTAGCCTTTTCCCATTCACCTCTGTTTGTTTTTAATATATCAACCAATGACATTTGCATTGGATTTATTTTATTATGCCAATCATAACCCTGACCACTATTAGGTGATTGATAATTTACAAGATTTTCTTCAATAATACTTACTATTTTATTTTTCATTTTAATTATTTATAAATAAAAGGTATGATATTTATAAATAATTAAAACTCATTTTATTATGAAAAACACTAATATTTTTAAAGACCAATTTATTAAATTACTTGAAGAAGACCTATCTCAACCAAAGAATAATGAACTTATAGATGATCCTGAAGAATCAGAAAATGCATTTAAAGATACATTAGATGATAATACTGATCCTAAAGACTTTGAGGTTAATCCTAATTCTGTAAAACAAATCGGAAAACAAAATGTTGAAGATGCCAGAAAATGGGTCCAAATATTAAATGATTTTGCTGATTTAATAAATTCTGGTTCTGATCAAGAATCTTTAAATAACTTTTTAAACACTGTTGACAGAGAAGGTTCAGCATTCAGAGGTATCGTTAGATCACAAGGTAAACGAGTAACCAGAATAGCAGAAGAAGCAGCAGCTATGGCACAAGTTTTAGAATCTCATATTATCGGATCATCTAAAAAACAACGTGAGTTATTACAACAATTTCCCAACTTAAAAGCTTAAATATAAATAAAAATGAAACCAAAAATTAAATACATTAAAGACGACTTTTATAATTTACAAAATTCTTATGAAAGTATATACACTGAAAAAGAATCAACAGAAGATAAAACAGTAATTAAAGAAGAATATGATATTACTAATACAGATGTTGAATCAACTGAAGTAGAATCAGAAATTGTAGGTGGATTACCTGATGAAGATAATGATCTTTTGAATGATACCCTTGAAACAAAAGTATATTCTTACCTTAATAAAGAATTAGGTGAATCCTTTAAATTAAAATGTGATGAAGTCAAAGATAAATTCGATCTAACTGAAGATGAATTTATCAAATTCTTTGGTAATTGGTTTGATAAAGAACATGTTGACAGTCATATTAATGATGACTTAGCAGAGATTTAACATTATCATATAAATTATTCTTTTTCATTAAATTACCTATGATAAATTCATAGGTAATTTCATTTTTAGGGAGTTGTATAATAATATCATTAAAATCTTTAAATTGTTTACCTATTTTTTCAGGCCATTTAAAGATTTTTTCTCCATTACCGAATAGTTGTTGGGTTTTATTTCTGGCAGCATCATCTTTATATGGAGAATCTAAAACCCAAATTTTTTCATGAAATGGGAATCGTCTAAATTGTTCTTTTTGTAAATTAGTTAATGTAAAATCTCCATTTTCAGTAATACCTGATACACAAGTTGCATTTTGCACAAACATACTATCTATTGCCCCTTCAAAAATAAAAATATATGGTATATCAATATCTATATTATCTATATTAAAAAGAGAACGTTCAGAATCAACTTTACTTAAATATTTAGGTGAATCATCATCTAATAATTTCCGTGATTGATACCACACAATTTTGCCATTATCATAATATGGTATTATTAACCTATTTTTATGAATATAATCTTTTAAAGATATATAAAATGTTTTTGGTTTATTAGGAGAATCACATAATTTTCTAGTTTTGATATAATCCAATGCTAATTTAATAATTTTATTATCCTTATAAAAATTAACCTGTAAAGGATCAAATAAATTTATAGAATCATCTGGTAAAGTTTTAACATTTTTTGTATTATTATCATATTCTACATTATAATCATTTAAGGTATTAGGGATTATATCATATTCTTGTGATTCTTTATAAATATCTTTGAAATCCATCCCTGTAACATCAGCAATAAATCCTATTGAAGTATTTCTATACCCACAATTATGACAAACAACAGTTTTACCATTACCCTCTCTATTAGAATTATAATTAAACCTAGTTTTTTTACCCCAAGACTTCCCTTCATGGCATATAGGACAACCACCAATTAATTTCCCATTGGGCTTCTTCTTTACATATCCAACATATTGGTATATATATTGTTCTATAAATTCTATTGGTAACATGTTATATCCATCAGAAAACCTAACAAACAATTATAATAAATGCTTATTTGTTAGGTTTTCTATCAACAATAACTGAAGCAACTAAATTATTACATCTAGGACATATGTATTTAGCTTCAGTTACAGTTTCAAACCCTGAATTGTATGTAGTGATACGAGCTGTAGCATTTGCAGAATTACAAAAATTACAAAATCGTGTATTTGCGTAAGTATTCATATAATTATTTATAGGTTTCTAAAAATATTGAAAGTTCATCACTTAATTGTTTATTACAAAATAAATCAATCCATTCAGACTTATTTTGAAGAATTGGAGTTAAATCTATTTTTTTCATTATATCCATAAATTTAGATATATCAACATTATTATTTTTTATTTGGGTTTCAAAGAATAATACCTCATCTGGATATTGTTTTAAACCTACACGTAAATCCATCAACACTATATTCTTCTTTATAATTTTTTTCTTATCATCATCTAAATTATCATAATTTGTTTTAAAATCTTCAACAAATTTTTTACTTTTTACAGGTCCATATTTATATAATCCACTGATATTATCTGAAGAGTCACCTAAAATTGCTTTATAATGTAAATATTTATTTATTTGAACTCCATTCGTGAACTCCAATATGTTATCTTCACATATTATTGTTTTTTTCATTGGATTATATATTTTTACATTATCATAATAATTTATCAATTGTAAAAAGTCATTATCACTTGATATAACAATATTTTCTTTATCATTGATCAAATGAAGACCACATAACCACGAAATAATATCATCTGCTTCTAATTTATTAGCATTTATACATTGAATACCTAATAACTCACATAACCCCCAAATCAATTTATCATATTTATGTATATCTAATGTTTGTGATCTATCTCGATGTTGTTTGTATTCTGTTAATTGATGTCTAAAATTTAAAAAATCGTCATCTCGTATATCCCAAGCAATATATGTATTATCAGGTTTAAATATTTCTATGTAATATTTAATATTATTCAAATATTGTAAAATATGACCAACATTTTGTTTATTGGAATTAACAAAATGATTATTTTGAGCAGAATAAAATGTTCTATGGAGTAAATTACCCCCATCAATTACTAAATTTTTCACAATAATATGTTATGGTTGAATTTAATTGCTCTAAAAAGTATTTTTTTGTAATGGTTTTACCAATAAATTCATTCTTTTCAAGTTTTAATTTATTTAGTTTAGATGTATTAATAGAATATTTAAAATCATGTCCTAAACGTGCATTAGGAACAAACTCAATCAAATTTTCACTTTTATTTAAGATATTTAAAATATGTTTTACCAATTTAATATTTGAAATGGAATATCCTTTACCAACATTGTATATTTCACCAGATTTACCATATTTTGCTAAAAATATCAAATCTCTAATATGGTCTTTAACATATGTCCATTCTCTTATTTGTTTTCCCTCGTCATAAATAGGTATAGTAACATTATTTAATGCATTATTTATTACCTTTGGTATTAATTTTTCTTCATATTGATTCACACCATAATTGTTAGAACATCGAGTAGTAATGATATTTAACCCATAGGTCTTTTTATAAGCATTACATATTAATTCAGAACTTGCTTTGGATGCTGAATATATTGATGATGGGTTGTAAGATGCCTTTTCAGTAACCGCCTTATTTACACTCCCATACACTTCATCTGTATTGACATTAATAATTCGTTTAATACCCATTTTACGGGCATTTTCCATCATTTGCATAGTTCCCATTACATTGGACTGAATAAACGGTGCAGGAGTTGATATAGAGCGATCAACATGGCTTTCAGCAGCAAAATGAAACAAATAATCAAATGGTAGACTAATATCATCATTAAGTGGTAATAATGGATCGGAAATATCCCATTTAATGGTATGGATTACCTGTGATTGTGTTCGTATGAGTTTAATATTATTAATATTTGATCCAATACCATATTTATCTAAATTAATTAGATTAAATTCATCATATGTATCAATTAAGTAATTGATAAAATTACTACCTATAAACCCACAACCACCTGTTACCAATATATTCTTAGAATTCATATATAACCATTATTGAAATAATAAATGTTATGATACATATACCTGACAAACATTTCAATAATAATTTTAAAATAATATCTTCATCGGTTTCAGGTATATTTAAAAATTTTTGTAAAATATCTCCATATCGAAATAAAAAACTTGGTTTATATGGTTCAGAATTATTCCATTTATCAAAATATAATTTATATGTTTCAATAAAGTCTATTATATCGGGAGTTAAATAATAATCTTGTTCTATTTTATTTTTTTTGCTGTATTTTGGTATATTAGTTTTCATTTATAAATTTTTGTGTTTTTAACATTGTTTTTGGAGTCCCCATATCACCCCAAAATGTATTGAATTTTAAATAATCAACCACCCCCTTCTGAGAATACATTTTATTTATATCAGTTATTTCTAATTCACCCCTTTGTGAAGGTGTTAATTTATCAAGGTAATTATATACCTCAGAAGTGTATAAATACATCCCTGTAACTGCTAAATTAGAAATAAATTTTTTGGGTTTTTCTATTATATCAATAATATTATTTTGATTATTTAAAGTAGCAACACCATAATCTTCCCAATTTTCAACTTCATGTAAAAATAGACCACAACTACTTTTTAACATGCTAAATTTATTTATGGTAAACTTAAATTCATCATTCCATTCAAAATAATTATCACCCAAAATAACTACAAAATTGCTATTACCTGTAAAATCTTTTGCTAGTTTTAAAGCAGAAGCAATCCCAGCAGGTCTTTTAGGATCATCCATACTTTGAATTTTGTATGTGAATTCCATATCAATATCATACCCATCACCCAAATGTTCTACAATTGCTCCACAATGTTCTTTTGATGTAATTATTAAAACTTTTTTAATACCCATCTGATTAAGAGTATCTATGGGATAATTAATCATTGGTATAGCTCCATTATTTGTATATACAGGTGCTAGATGTTTATTAGTTACTGTTTTTGTAAATGGATATAACCGTTTACCAAACCCACCAGCTAATAGCACACCAACCATTTCATCTTGTTCAATATTATTTTTCATTTTTATTAAAAAAAAGTTCTAATGATTCCTGAATAGCATATTCAGATGTAAGTAAAGTAGGATAATATTTTTTAATTTTGTCAGTTGATAACACACAATTACTTCTTCTACATTTCATTAACCCACTCGATAACAAATCATCTGTAGAATACCAATTATTAATATTCTTATTTTTATTTAGTATATTATTATATATTTCAATTACTTTTTTACTGGTTATTGAATTTTCGTTAACCACATTATACACACCAAAGGGAACATTACGCTGTATTATAACTTCAATAAATTTAACCAAATCAAAAACATATGTTACTGAATTATTGTAATTAACCAATTTATCATATTTAATGATTTTATTAATATAATTTTTATCACATAATTCATCATCAAATGGCATTCTAATTCGTAAAATATAATATTTATTAAAATTACCTACCATATAGTTTTCAAATAAAGATTTACTTTTTGAATATGTTGATGCGGTTGGATTATCACTTCCAAAATTATGTTTATCATCTTCAAAAAATACTTTTTGTCCTGTATCATCATTATAAATACATCCGGTAGATATACAAATAAATGGGATATTTTTATCCTCACAAATTTTAGCTAAATCAACTGGTTGATGATAATTCATCAAATAACAATCTTCAGAATGCTCTTCGCATGAATCAACATTAGGTTTACCAGTAAACCCGTAACAATTTATAACATATTTGGGTTTATATTTTTTCAGCAATTCTTTAAATATTTCTACTGAAGTATAATTATATTCATCCCTACATATCCTAATAAGATTATATTCTTCTACATTTAAAGACCAATATTTTTCAATTTTTGAAGAGATATAACCTTTACCTAAAACTAATATATTTACCATATTAATATATTATATCAAGTTTTATATATAAAAGCAAGTATTATTTAATTGAATTATTAAAATATTTTATTAAATAATTATATGCGTGGTGATAAAACTTTTAGAAAAAAACTTGATAAAAAATGTATTATATGTAAAGAATCCCATATAAATACATTAGATGTTCATAGAATAGTTGAAGGTTGTAATGATGGAACTTATGAACTGGATAATACAATAACAGTTTGCGCTAATTGTCATAGAAAAATTCACCATAGTAAATCAATTACAATATTAGGATGGGCATTTTCTTCATCAGGTAGATTGTTACATTGTATTATTGATGATGAAGAATGTTATATTAAACCTTAATATAAATCACCAATATCATCATGCATATTACCTGATGAAGCATTAGCCATCATATACCGTTGAATAGACATGTATAAACTATCTAAATCTTTTTGAGTTAATGCATTATTCAGCATCACACAGTCACCATTAACATCATAACCAAATATAATAAATGGATCAAGGTATTGTTCTAGTGTTGTTCCAATAGTTTGGACATGTAAAGGGTTTTTTTCTTTATTGTTGGGTAATTTAATATCTTTTTTAGAAAGTTCTTTTAAAATTTTTTCTATATTTCCTTTGGCATTATTTTTATCACTCATTATATAATTATTTATTATTATGTATTTAATATTTCATAACATTGGTTATCATGATCTTTATCTGTTAAAAACCAAAACAATAAACCTCTAGTATTTACAAAATCAACTGATTTTTTATTTGTATCACAACATTCAACATATATACGCCATCTACAACGTTCTTTTTGATTTGTAATTAAATTAATCAAAAATTTAATTATATAATATTTAATTTTTTCTAACATTTTTGTTATTATACTTTCTAACAATCCCCCATTCATTTAAATATCTAACAATAACATCAAACGAATCCGTTTTTATTCTAAATCTAAACGGTATATATTGTCCACCATCATGCATTTCAAACCATGTATCACCAACCTCTTCTAAATTTTCATAACATGTGCAATATACAGCAGACCCAAAAGGATCAATTAATACAGTATATTTGCGAGGATCAGAATCAGAATATTTGTTTAAAATTTTCCAAGTTTCATAACCTGAATCCTTTAATCTCTTAACCAAATAAGACAATGTTTTAATATTATTATTCATTAATTTTTAATTTCTGACACAATATAATTTAACATCACATTTTCATGTATAGCTTGAAAAAGAAATGCATTACCATTATATTTGACTCGAAATTTTTCAATATTTCTATGTTGTGATAATATTTTTATCATTTCAAAATAAACTGGACATCCCAATATATTAGAATCCCCTTCATATGTATCTGTAACTAATACACTCATTTCATCAGTATTTGTAATGGAATAGTCAGTGACTGTAGCAGTCACACCAACTTCTTCTTGAAACCTAAAATATATTTTATCAGATTCTTTATTTAATGCTCTCAATTTAACAATTTCTAAAATACTTTTCATTGATAACTCAAAACTCGTATTTGCTTGAAAATCTTTAATCTTTTGAACATTAATACTGATAGGTTTTATAATACCATCATCTAAAAGATGGTATTTAAATCTCCATTTTTTAGATTTATATTTTAATAACGTATCTGATATTTCTATTTTGTTATTTTCATCTAAATCAGTTGCACCATCTAAAAGATTTTTCAATTTAGATATATCACCTATATTTAAATTGAATGTAGATGATTCTGTATGTAATTCATTTATAATATATAAAATAATCATACCATCCGGTGTTGCAACTGATGATGATACTTTATTTTTATCAACATTTATAATCCCCTTTTCTGATACATTAGAAATAGGGTTTAAAAAATTCTTAATAAAATTTTTATCTATATGGAGATAATTCATATTGTTAAATTTTAAATATTATTTTAAAATCTTTTATCCATTCATTTGTTTTAGAAAATGGTATTGTTGCAATCACCACACACAATACAATACCACAAATTATACAAAGTATTGCAGTAGTTAACCCACATACAAATATAATAGAAGAAAAAAGCAAAGTTAACATTAAACTAGATGTTAACAATGCAAGTGAACTAATTATTGACCTAATATAATTCCAAATTTTCATATGATTAATATTATTCGATTGTTACTGTATCTAAAAATGATTTAATTTCACTAATAGAATTCATTATATTTTTAATTTCAATATTTTGTTTTAAAATAAGTTGTTTAACAATATTTAATTCTTTGAATACGTCATCAGCTCTAACTTGTTCAAAATCAAATTCTAATTGGTTTTTATCAATATTTTGTGGAATAGGGTTATTAATTACACTTTGGATAGGATTAGGGGTATTAATTAAATTATTTGATTCTGGTAATATTTCACCATCAAACTCTTTAATATCTCTAATCATATCATTGGTAATTTGAAGTGGTTGTAAGTAAGAATCATTACTTACAACCACTTCTGAACCTAATTTTTCTTTCAAAGCATCAATATTTTTAGAATTTAATCCAGACTTATCTGAATTATGTCCATCAGTTACCCGTTTCTGAGTGGCATTCATCTCAGTAGCTACTGACATCATAAATTGTGCTTCAATATTATCCATTAATCCAACTCCGCCAACATTGCATCAATATCTAATTCACCTGTTGTAGATTTTTGTTCTACACTTTCCTCTTTTTGGGGAGTCGTTACTTTTGTTTCTTTAGAAGTTTCTTCAATCATTGAAGAAATATCAGTTTTTCCAGCATTAAATTCAGGTTTTGTTGCTGGAGTTACTGTATTGTTTTCATCATTACACAACCAATGCATTTCAAATTCTTTTTTCAAATCTTCGTATGACAATGTGGGGAAAATTTCTTTCAAATTATGACATTGATCAAAAATATCTCGAATTTTATCAGGGTTTTGTGATACCCCTTCAATTTCCGAAGAAGACATGAAGTAAGATTTATCATATTTTGGATAACCCCCACCATTATCTTCAACTTTGATCTTTAAATTACATCCCTTAGCAGATGGATCAACAATTTTAATACCAAATTCATCTTTTCTTTCCCCTAAGAAGTGTTGATTAACAATATCATGTAATTGTTTACCCATACGTAAAATTTTTACTTGTCCTTCATTATCAGGATTGGTTGGATCAGTAATAACATAACAATTAATTAAAAATTGATCTTTAGGAAAAATTTTCTTTAACTCTTCTAATCGTGGATCACCTTTAACTGCACCCGCTGATGTTGCTTCATTCCATTTTTTTCTGGAATATTGAGAAATAGGGTTTGGAGAATCCCACATTGTAGGATCAAGATATTCTACATATTTTCCAGTTGAGTTGGATTTCCATTTGTGACATTTAAATGAATAAATAGTATCTTCAGGTGCTTTAGCAAAGGGTAGAAGTCTTACAATATAATCTTTACCTTTTTCAAAATAAAGAAAGTCTTTATACATACCGCCACCAGTTGGTTTATTTGATTTATCAAACGAATCTTGAATTCGTTCAAACATATTTTCTACTGTTTCCATATTATTTTATTTTTATTGTTTATATTAACTTGCATCATGCAATTTATACTAAAAAGCTATATTAACCTATGATTGAATTTTAATCAAGCATTTTTTTGCCAATTCATGTGATTTTTTTGAATTATTAAAACGTCTATATAATATATCATAATCCATATACATATCACCAAACAACATGGATTTTAATTCACTATCAACAGAATCTCTAAAAATAGATTTAAAATTATCATAACCAAACAAACTATATATACTAACTTTACCATATTTTAAATGTTCTAAAAAAGAATAATTAGGTTCATCATAGGTTATATAATTGATTGGATTTATTTTATTTTTATTACAAAATTCACGGATAAAAATAAAACTGTTTACAATATCATTAAGATGATGTTTTGAATCCGGGCAATCCATCAATAATTTTTTTTTATATTTAATATAACAATTTAAAGCTTTTCGTTTAGTATAAAATTCTAATGAATGAAATTTAGTGTCTTCCCATAATTCATATGGTGCCAGTAAAAAAGTTTCTATATCAATATGATCATATTTTTTAAAAAAATTAGCTAATTTAATTGTATTATATTTTTTTTCATCAGTTAAACTAACAAAATGTTTACGAAACTTATAAGGTCTATTATTTTTTAACCCTAAAACTTTCAAATATAAATTATAAATATTAATCTCAAAACTATCCATTATATATTTTTAATAATACGTTTTACAAATTTACTTTTTACTATGGTTTCATCAATTTTCAAAAATTCCATCAATGCTTCACGCTCACAATCAAAATTACATAAATCCATATATATACGTTTTAATTTTTCATTTTCAATCACCATAACAAATATAGATGGGAAATTCATTTTCTTGTTATACAACATACAAACAAACGAACAAAAATCCAAAATATGTTTATGATATTCTACTGTTTGTAGTTCTTCCAAGGGAGAATTTTCAAAATAATTATTCATTATTAATTGGTTTCATAGTTTTAGTCAATTCTAAAAATTTGGGCGTTATACTACCCGAACAAAAATCTTTAAATCCTCTATAATCTTCACAATAATTCATACATAATTTATTTATATCTATATTTTTATTATTCAAGTTTTTAAAATATACTCTTTGAGTAGTTAAATCAATCAAAGAAATATTATCATATTTATCATGATATTTATATATAAAATCAGCTAAAAATTTTATAGATGAATTTATAAAATAAAAATCTTCGTATTTAAAAACTTGATGATTTTCTTTCTTAAACTCCATTATATGTTTTTTAATTAAATAATTGTATTTACTAAAATCTACAACTCCACATTTAAATAAATTATAAAAAATCTTTGGTTTTACCTGATAAAATAAAATATTAATGAGATATGATTCTTTAATATTATAATTATCATTTAATAAATTATATATAATCTTAATATATAACAATTGCTTTGGATTTAATTTATTTTTAATATTTGTTATATTTTTACTCATTACAGTTTTAAATATAGAATTATTATTTATTTCTGAATGAAATATTTTAAATTTATATTTTTTAAATATATTTTTTATTTCATTTGATTTTTCAATATTAAAACCAATTAAAAAAATAGTATCATCAAATTCCACTTGTTCCATTAAGAATTCATCTATTTTTTCAATCAAATTATAATACGATACATATAATAATGAATCAGATTTACCTATAATCCACTCCAATAACAATTGAGTAGATACATAAGTTAATCTGGGGTTAACAATGAATATTTTATTAGTCATCGGTAAAATCGCTTAAAGCATCAATTTGATTTTTAATTTGATCATTCATTTCTTTGGCATCATCTTCAAATATATTATCTATTTCTTTCAATGTTAAATATTTAGTATTGAGTTCTAATAATTTAACCCCAAAATTCTCACCTATTCTATTTTTAATGATACCTGTTCGTAATGTATTTGTTTCTACATCCTCTTCTTCACGCCATATACTTGCCATAAAATCAGCAGTATGAGCAATCCCCATACTTTCTGATGTATTGTCTAATTTTGGCTGACTACCATCAACACCACTTCTATTAGCCTGTAAAACCGTAACAAAAGACACACCATATTTATAAGATAATGCTCTTACATCTTCAGCTAAACGTTTTCCACTTTCATATAACCCTGATGAATTTTCCACACGCATTAATGTTATATAATCTAGAAATACCAAATTAAAATCATATCCCTTTTTCTTTAATTTAGCTAAATATGAATCTAAACCACTAACCGTCAATTTTCCCGGTGGAAATTCCTTTAAAATCAATTGGGCATCTGGATTATCAGAACTTATTTGATTTATTTTATTTTTAAATTCTTCTGTATTATTTTTTAATTCATCAAATTCTATTTTGCTGAAATTACATGACATCCTTTGTGCATATAACTGTTCATCCATTTCCAATGAAATTATAGGAACACAAAGATTTTGACGAATCGCATTTGCTGCAAAATTAGCCAATAAAATAGATTTACCTGAATTAGTAGCACCTAAAAATACATACAATGCTCTACCATTGGTATTAAACCCACCTTTTAATTTGGAATCGTAAAAATCAAAACCAGTGGATATTTTATTTTGAGTTTCCTGTAACCATTTAATATGATCATCTATATCTTTAAAATAATCAAAACCAATATCTGTAATAATAGACAATCCACAAGCATCTTGAAACTTTTCAACTATCAATGACTTATCTAACTCATTGAATTTTTCACTAACATCTAACAAAGTAGATATTATTTTTTTCTCTTTAAAAAATGTTTCAGTTTGAGTAATTAAAATATCTATATCAACCAAAGTATCTAAATCTTTAAAACATTTTATTATATTAATAAATGATTGTTTTATTTCATCAGAATTTAATTGAGTTTTTATCTCTGTTAAATTAGGTGATTTTCCATATTGTTGATAAAATGTTGTTACAACTCTAAAAACATTTATAACATCTTTATCTGAAAAATATGATAAATCAACATAATCAATAATCGTTCCAAAATAATAAGGGTTTTTTATAGATTGAAAAAGTATATTTTTCTCTAAAAAATTTTCATCAATATCCATCTAAATATAATATCAATATTATAAATTAAGTCAATTGTTTAAAATTAAATAATTCATCACATTCATCATAATACCCTTTTTGAATTTCAATAATATTTACTTGATCTTTAGGTAAACTTAATACAAATGGTGAATGACATGCAGTAATTATTTGATAATCTTTTGAAAATTCCAATAATACATCTAACAATTTTTTCTGTTTAGGTAAACTTAAACTTCGTTCTGGTTCATCTAATAATAATGTTATTTTGCCAGTATTAGACAATGATTTTATGTGATTTAATTGTGATTTAACATCACCTAATATTACATCATTAGTTAATTCTGGAGGATTACCTATAACTCCAAATATTTTATTAATCTTATTAAGACGATATTGGCCAGATGATGGGTTATCCAACATTGATTCAAAACGTTCTTTTTCAGTTGTTAAACCATCTTCACTCATTCCACCTGCTTTTTGATAAAACCAAGCATTATTATCAGCTATATCACCTGAGTTATAGAATGTAGATGTCCCATCCCAATCTACAATAGCTCTATCTTTATCAGGAGTCATAGAACGATAAGAATGGGGGAATGGATCAGGAGCTAAAGCTTTTGGATCAACTAATTGTGTCCATCCCGCTTTAGGTATTGAACAATATGCTTTTAAAAATCTTAAAGCAACTGATTTTCCTGCACCATTTTTACCCCAATATATATTTAAACCTTTAGTAAACTCATGTTTTTTATCACATTGTTTATAAATATCATTGTAAGCAAACCCTTCTACAAATTCAATTGAATTAATCATATATTTTTTATAATAGTTCTTTTTGTTTCCTCATCATAATTATTATCATAATTTGATAATACATCTACAACATCATTCTGATCAGAATTATTTATACTTTTACCAAAATTTTTAACCAATGACAATAAATTATTCATCTCTTTATCAATTTCTTGCTTTAATGATATTTTTTCATCAAGATCATCAGAGTTATTATATTTATTTAAAATACTTTGAATTAAATTTTCTTGTGTTGTTATTTTTTTAGTTAAAGTGTCAAATGTTCCTTTATATTCCTTAATTTCATCTTGAATAATTTCATCATATTTACTTGATTGGGATTCAAATTCTTTTTCAACATGATTTGAAACATTTATTTGTTTATTATCATTTCCGTCATCAACCAAATCATTTAACAATTGTTTTCTAGTATCAACATTATTTGATTTATTTAATAATTGTTTTTCTTGATGTTTATTTAAAACTGGTAAAGGTTTATCGGCCCGTTTAATTGATAACTCTTGTAACAATTTTAAAATATTCTTACCCTCTGTTTGCATGAAAGGTTTAAGAATAGGTTTACCCCTTTCATCTAAATCAGGATTCATCTAATTTACCTTCTTTTATCAACTGATCACAAAATCTATAATGTATATACATTTCTTTATCTTCTTTATTTAAATATGTATTCCAAATTTTATTAAAATATTTATTTTTATTAAAATTAATTATATTTTGAACTGACTTTAAAAATGAAAAACATTTTAATAAAAATGGTATTTTATATTCAACTTTTTTATTGAAATCAGTTCTCCATTTTTTACTTTTTTCAACATACTCCGTATAATCAACTACTGACAATTTCGGAAGTATTTTTGGTAAATTACTAACAGACATTAACTTCTCCGTATCACTATATTTAGATTCATATTTTTCACCTACATTATTTTTAATAATATAAGTGAAAATATCATTTAATATATTTTCATCTAACATACCACATTCTACTTCACCAGTGTCATTATTTATTTCATAATATTTATTTACGCCATTTATTTTTAAAATATTCATTACCAATATTCCATTCTTTATGATTAATATCGGTTAACCCATGACTATTATGAATCAACCATATAGGCCATGTTATCATTTTTAACCCTAGTTTATTTGCTTGAAGACAAAAATCCAAATCATAAAAATGAAATTTAGCTGGATTTTTTTCATCGAACCTTAAACCAACTTCGTTTATTTTTTTTAGATTAACTGCTAAAAATACTCCATCTAATAATATTACTCGTTGAGGAAAACTACCAAATGGTGTCATAAAAGCTTCTGGACTATCTTTATTAACATAATGTGCAACAGCGCCTGACAAATCTTTTTTTTCACCCATCAAATGCCATAAATTTTTATCTTGTATCTTACATTTTTTTGTTCCAGCAACTCCACATATTGCATAATTAGACTCATCACCTATAGCTAATTCTAATTTATCCGGTAAATTTGCACATTCTAATGAAACATCATCATGACAAAATACTAAATACTCATAATTTTTAGATTGTTCTATTTGTTGATTATATAATTTTGCTAGAGATTGATTATCTTTATTATATATTTGTTTCAAATCCAAAACTTGATTGTATTGATCATGACAACCAAAATAAGAATTACCTATCAATGTATCATCAATGTATTTTTCTTTTGAAACTGAAACTATTTTGACTCTATTCATTTAAATATATCACCAATCGTAACTTTATAGGTTTTATCACCTAACAATGATATTGGAAACTTTTCAGGATCATTTTTATAAGAAACATAATTTAAGTTTTTTTCCCAAATCAATTTAAGCAAAAAATCATTATTTCTTTTTTCTTCATTAAATAAATCATTTTTATTTCTCAATTTAGAAGATGTTGTACAATAATAACCATTAGGATCAAAAAATATTTCATTTAAGTCTAAAAAATCAAATTCATCAAAATAATTTTTAATATCTGATTGTTTTAATATTTGTTGTTCTTCTAAATATTTAAATTCATGTGGAAATATCACAGTATATGGATTATCCCTAATAACTTTTTTATTTACAATATCAACAATATGCTTTCTCATTCTATGAGACATTGTATATAAACAACATGTTCCACCATTTTTAATATGTTTCACCATATCATCAATCATTCTAGTTGTTTTTCCGGTTTGTCTACCAGAAATTTCAACATATAAATCTGATCTATTTTCTTCTTTAATTTTTAAATTAATATATCTATATACTTCGTTAAAATTATCAAACCTTATACAATATGGCTGTTTATGATTTATCAGGTATCTCAATGTAATTTTATTTTCATGTAGAAACTCAATAGTTGCTAAGTTATTTTCTAACCAATTTTTATATTTATCATTCATATTTTAGTGTTCCTTATATGCTAATTCAGATTTAACAATTTCATTTATATGGGGTAATAATTTATCCCATATATCTTTGTTGTTTTTCCATTCTTTAAATTTTCCTAATTTAATTTCTTTATCTCCTTCTTTCATATAATATGTCAATCCCTTTCCTGTATTGCCTTGTGCATCTTTTAAATATAATACATCTGTAATATATTCAAAAAACCCGTCTAATCCACTATATTGGTCAATACCACTCACAAAATTCAAATAACATTCTATTTTCTTGTGGGGAATTGCACATCTATTTTTTTGTGTAAAAAAGTTTATTCGCTGACCTGTATATTTTTTATTAGTAAACATTGATTCAACATCAAGTGTATTTTTTTCATCTTGTTTCTGTTTTGTAGCAGAAATGTGAACCATTACAGTAGAAACAAATTCAGTGGATTTACCACCACCTTGTTCTTTAAATACACTATCATATAATTGATTAGGATTAGCAATTTCGTGGTTAATAATTAAAAAAGCACATTTAGATTTTGCCACTTTACCTTTTATATTACGAAAAAAGTTTTTAATTAACTTAGCTCGCAATCCCATATCCATAGCCACTTTACTTTTATCAGCAGCATCTTTTAATTCTTTTTCAGATGAAAGAAAACCTAAAGAATCCAAAATAAAAAGATATTTACCATGTTCACTCTCATCATTAACAACATCATCTAACATTTTTGTGGCTTGAATAATCAATTCTTCAATTGATTCAATGGGTAATGACATTACTTTTGATAAATCAACACCAAAACTTCCTTCCATTCTTCCATCTTTATCAAACTCAGTATCAAAGATAATAACATCCATACCATCTTTTTGTGCATTTTTTTGTAATAATGAAGATACCAATGATTTACCACTTTGGGAAGGGCCAAAAAAAGTTGTGACCCTTCCCTTTGGTATTCCACCATATAAATCCGCTGATATAATGGAGTTTAGACCATAGAAACCAGTATCAATAAACCCAGTAATTTTTGTTAATGCCTCCTCATTGAGTGGAGTTGCATAATCATTGATTTTTTGCGCTGTTTTAAATAATTTACCAGCCATGTTAATCAACTAATTTAATAATATTATTATCAACTACACCCTTTTGGTTTTCGGTTTCTTCTTTCATTTTACGAACCATTTGGCGACCTCTTTCAACTACTTGTAAATATGCATTTGCAGCAATTTCTGTAGGATCATTGTGAACAATATTAATATTATTCAACGCAAAATCCCATGTGACATTCTCTTCTGCAACCAATTCAATATATGCATATGGTAAATAACCAATAGCTACACCATCCTCTTTTTGATATTGTTGAATCACATGCGGATTAATAATGCGCACACAATCATCCATGTATTTATCTAATTCACCAATAACTAATCTTCCAGTTGAATCGGAAAGAATAACAATTTTATTTATTTCTTTAGTAGTTTCCATAACAGTATTTTATATAATTTAAATTAAAAATCAAGCTAAAAATTCATTTAATATATTTATTTTTGCTTGTTTATTAGGTGATAATATATTCCAATCCAATGCAGTGTAAAATTGAGCAACAACATCTTTAACTGCTTTTTCAAACATTAACATTTCATCAATTTGAAATAATTCTTCAAATTCTTTTGGATATTGATCTATATATGAAATAACATTAATTCCATATTTGTTATTTGACTTCAAATATAAATATTTAACTTTATCAGATTGAACAATCTTAGCATATTTATTTTCAATATTTAAATCTTGTATAATTTTATTATAATAATATGCACCTCTATAATTAGCTTGCATTCTTGGTGCTACATTCCAATCATTACAATCCCTCACATAATCATTAAATTTATTAATAGATTTTATTAATGCTATATCATCGCATGATAATGATTTAAATTTTTCATATGCTTCTATATATTTTTCATCAACAATTATTTGGTTCTTGTTTAAAACCAATTCATGAGCAATATTTTTAATAATGGGTTTTAATTTATCAGGCATACCAGCAGATACCAGTTTAATTCCTTTATATTTCCATCGTTTTTCAGGTTTTTCAACATGGAAGCCTTCATCATTTAAAATATGTAAAATGTAATTTTTCTTTTTAATAAAAAATGCCCGATCAGCAATTGCTTCCATTTTAAATTCAAACCTACAATCAATGGAATTTAAAGTATTCTTACCCCATTCTTTAATAGATTTATTTAGTTTGTCTTCAATGCTTCCACATAAATTTACAATTTTATTGTTAACTTTATCATTACTTGAATCATAAAAGTTTATATTATATTTTTTTAAAATATCTGCAATACTTAAATATACCGAATCTGTATCATTATATTTGACTGGTTCATTTTTTAATTCTTCACCTACAAGTTTATTAACAATATCATTTAAAATATCACTTGATTTTTTAATAACATCCTGACAAGTTAAAGTTACGGATTCAGCCATATCCAAATCAGACATAGCGGCATATTTATTACCACAATACCCATATGTTGAATTAATAAAAATCTTTCTTGCATATTGAGAAACATCTAAAAACACATTTTCTGCTTCCAATTGTGATCTTAAATTAAAATCAATATCTTTATTTTGTAATAATTTTTTATTTTTATTAATTTTTGATTTATCATCCAACCGTTTATTGTATACCTCTTCAACCAATTTAGGAAATATTCCTTTTTTATGTTGGGTAAATAATACATTTGACTTACTGACTGCTATATTATTCTTTTTAATTATTTTATCAAAATTTTCTTTAGATAAAATAGTTTCTTTACCTACATTATCTTCAATTCTAACTTTATTACCTCTGATTTCCAATATTTTACCAAATTTAGTTTCCGGTGAAATATTTAAGGTTATCATTGTCATTGGATAAAGAGAATTTAAGTCAAAAGATACAATGGAATCATAAACATCAGGAATTGGCTCTTTAACAAATGCTCCATCAAATTTTTTCCACGTAATATTATGTTTTTCATATGTAGGAATAATTTTATTTTCTTCTAAAGCATTAACTGCACAATAACCATTAACAATCGGTAAAGTATCCAATGCTTTTTTTAATGGAACCAACCCCATATAAGCTAGCATTCTAGCAATTTGAAGAAATTTTAATTTCTCTTCCAGTTTTTTAATTCCATTAACATCTTCAATATTATAATATACAAATAAATCCCAATCCTCTTCTGATAATTTAGCAAGATTGGAACTTTCATATTCAACTTTACCCTTTTCTAATTCCAATTCCAATATAGTATCTAATTTTCTATTTGGAATTGGTTTTATATTAAATTTCATATATATATCTTGATAATCAAGTGTAGTTATACCATATATTAAAAAATCTTTAACAGTTTGTGAATACTGTGCTCCCATTTTCTTTTGTCGTTCAATAGGTTTTACTTGACCCAAAGGAGATAACCGATAACAATTCTGTTGAGACATTAATTTTGGTATTCTATTTATGATATATGGAATATCAAACGGTAAATTCCATCCTGTTATAATATCAGGATAATCAACAGACCAATAATTTATAAATGATGATAAAAGTTCCTTTTCCGTTGAATGGTTTGTTATGATAATTTTAGATTTATCAACAATACTATCATAAAATTGTTTATTTTCTTTAGATAAATTATTTGGATTAAATTCCTTTTTTAAAGTAAATACTCTAAATTCATTTTTAAGTGAATTATAAATTGTTATTACATTAATTGGATGCTTGGCTTCCCATTCATTGGGAAATTCATCCGGTGAATATACTTCAATATCCAAATAAAATATAGAAAGAGGATTTTGAGAAAAATATTCTTGTTTTACATCTTTACAATATTTATCAATTAAAAAACGTTGTTCTGGTGGTAAATTACCATATACTCTCTCAATTTTTCCTGTTTTAATTGAATGTTTTTTATCAAATTCATTCTTAAAAGTATGTTTTTTTAATTTACCACCAAAAATCGAATAACTATCAGGATTATTAGCTGTTTCAGTATAAAAATAAGGTTCAAACTTATGTTTTTCTCTTATTCTATCACCTTTGTTATTCCATGTGAATAATTCTATCTCTGATGTTTTATAATTATAGTGTATGTTTCTGTACATTATTGTAATTTATTCAATAACAGTCTATTTTCAGAATTAAATTGATATTTATAAAACTCATCCCAAACATCAATATTATCTTCCAACCAATAACGATCTGCTATATTTTTTGATTTACGAGCAGCTTTCATATATATATTTGAATCTTTTGTCAATTTTTTTATTTGATCATCTAATTCTGATGCAGTATCAAATTTATATAATGCTTCTTCATATGTGGATATATTATCCTGACATACACAAGGGATACCCCATGCCCCTGATTCAATTAATTTAATATTACTTTTTGCATGGTTAAAATTATTTTTTACCAATGGAGCAATTGATATATTTACTTTCAATTTATCAAATACATCAGAATATTTCATAACAGGAGCATAGTTATGAAATTCAATTTTTCCAGACTTATATAACGGTATTAAATTTCTAGGCAATCCACCAAAGAACACCCATTGGTATTCTTTAACTGTTTTTTTCACGTATTCTTCTAGTTTTGTAAAATCATCTTCTACTGAACCACTACCATAATGGGATGCACTTCCTGCATACAAAATACGAGGTTTTTTCTTATTTTTTGAAAAATTAATTTTTAATTTATTTTCATCAAAATATCGATCACTCCAAAACCTAGGCATGTAATTGGGAACAATTGTAATATTTTTATTATTTGTTTTTTCTATAAAATAATTACGCATGAACTTTGTAGTAACAGATACTTCATCACTCATATTCATCATATTAATTATATTTTTCCTATAATCAGGATTCGCATATGACGAACGATTTCTATTATACAATGGAATATCTTCATACAATGGAATATCATCAATTTCATAAATTAATCTAATATTATATTTATCTGATACTTTTCTTAAAAATTTAAAAACTTCATATTGATTATTACTTACCTGCCTTTGAATCCTAATTACATCTGTATTTTTATAAAAATCTTCATGTAGCACAACCCTTTTACAATCATTAATAACATAATCTTTTATAGAATTTAAAACAATGTTTGGCCAAATAAGTCTATAATGAGCACAACCACTCTTATCTGCACTATGTGTAACAATAGTTGTTTCCTCACGATCACTATTAGTTTTTAAACTTTTTTGTTTTATTACTGATCTCCCAATAACTGAATCTAATCCTACTGATGTTCCTATAATATTTGCCATATACATCTTATATATCTATTTCCCATTAAAAAGTCAATAATTAAATATTATCCTGAATATCATTTAAAAGTCTCTACACACCACAAGTTATTGTACATATATTATATATTATACATACCTCTTGCGAAATATTTAGTTAATAAATGATTTAAAAACTTGATTTTTATTTAAAAAAGATTATTATGTGTTATAAATTTTACTTTTGCGTCGCTAACGCTCCGCCACTTGTATATCATATAACTCTCTATAAATAATTAAACACTCAATGACAACCCTTAAACAAGAATCATATAAAAACACTCCAAGACAATTTGGAGATTTACCTAAATACAATCAAGATCATTTAACCCTTTATTGTTCTAAGAAATTGTTAAAACATTTAGACCTTAAAAAAGAATGTAAATTACTTAATAAAGAAAAACGGATTTGTAGAAATATAACTTATAATACTTTATTAGTTAATATGGTGTTGATAGTCAACTACTTATCACATATTATTCCTGAAAGAAATAATTCAGGGACACAAAATATCAATACTAAATCATTAAAAAAGGTATCTAATAATAAGATGTATCGGGTTTGTATTGATATTTTAAAGAAAAAAAAAATATTATATATTAAAACAATTTGGGATGGTAATGAATCGTATAGGGTTGGTGAATATTCAAAGGCATATAGATGGAATATTACTCATAGATGGTTTGAAGATGATGAATTAGAAAAGATAAAAGTAAAAGATATTAGAAATATACGTAAAATATGTAAACAAATTGATATTTTACAGTGTATTAAATGGTTGAAGAATCATACTGATAAAAAAGTTATATCAATTCGTGGTAATAGTAATAATTTAAAATATAAAACCCCTAAAAACAATATTGAACGACAAATTAATCATTCTTGGTGGGTTAATGCTCATAATCTCAATATTTTTATTCATAAAGGGTTAACCAGAATGTATGAAAACAGGAGTAAATATGGTTTAAGGATGAAAATATTAAATGTTTTGAAGTTAAATATAGATTGGAGACTTTATAAACGGTTATCTTTTCATAAATTGGCTGAATTATATGATAATATTATAGAGTGGAGTGGTATTAAGAGTGATAGAGACTATAGGGATATGTGTCCTCAATATATATTATCTTGTATTAGGAAAAATAATAAATCATTATGTAAATGGTTTATAGCTGAAACGGGTGTAAGATTTACTTAAAAAACTTAAATGTATTTTTAATATCATCAAATATGGTTTTGTTTAAATAAACCAAATCATAATATGATATTAAAGAATGTATTTTATTAAATTGTTTTTTATAAATAGACTCATTAATTATTAAAATATTGTTAATTATCATCTCATTCCACTCTAATTCATAATATTTTAATAATTGAGTATATGTATAGTCTTTATTATAATAAAATAATATGGGTAACACTGAAATCAATTTTGATAAATTGGTATGATAAGACTTAATGTAAGAATCGTGATCAAAATAATTGAATATTTCTGATTCTTCTGGTTTTGTCATGATAAAAAATAGTTTTTTATCAGAATCATTTATTGTTGATAAAATATTCTTTATATAATAATTAAAAAATAATGTTTTATAATGTTTGGAATTTAATTTAAATTTATCTAAATCAATTTTTTGTTGCCAAAGATTATCTAATATATTTATTTCAGATGAAATTCTTATTTGGTTAAAATCAATTATTTTATGATTTAATATTTCCATATTTTTCAAAAAGTGTAGGAACATTTTCGTATTTTTTACGAAGTTGTTTTTTCTTCCGTGTAAATCTACACTTTTCTGGAAGCCAAGTCAATTTAAAAAACTTTTCTGGTATTACTTTATTAACATAAATACCATGTTTGTCATACATCCATTTTTGATTTATTGTAAAACTTCTATTGCCATCATTTCTTTGGAAAGTTCCTTTAGTATCAATTACAAATTCTTTTTCATCATCATGAAAAGTTAATAAATTATGTTTTTCTAAAATATTCCATCTATCACCTTTATAAATATGAAAATCAGGTTTATATGAATGTTCGTGGAATAGATGTTTTTCAACTATTTTAGTTTTGGTTTTTAATTGTTTTGTAAAATTATAAGATTTTTTTGATGATAATGGATATGATAAGTGATTATATTTCCAATCACTTATCACTTTATATTTTAATGCCTCTTGTATCCAATGATAAAATTCCAACTCTTCATCTGAATCAAAAATAATATTATCACATTCATAAATTATCTTTTTTTTCATCAGATTTTTTCTTTTTGATTTTTTTCTTAGATTTTGTAATTGTATCAGTTATTTTGTTTCTTCTTATAATTGGAGGGGTTTTATTACCTGATAATATATTTCTAGCATCATTAGGAGCATAAAAATCACTTGAAAATTGATTTTCTGCTGTTCCTCCTATACCTGCATCAGCTAACTCCATTTCATTGATTATTAAGCCTTTTGGGTCTACTGGAATATACTTTTTATAATATAGATTTTTTGTTTTTTCAATGAATCTGTAATTAGATAATATTTTTTCTTCTTTTAATGTAATTTTTTTCTTGATATTATCATCGATATAGTTTATAATAAGTGAATCATCGGATTCTTTAATGATATTAATCAAAAGTTTATATTTATGCTCGTTTATTTGTGTAAATAAAATTTTTTTATCTGTAATCTTCTTAAAAAGTCCCATGTAAATATTTATAATTAAAATGAAAAAAGTAAACATAGATATTCTTATATCACAAATATTAATAATAACTGGTATTTGTTATATTATGATTACTTTTTTTGGTTTAATTGGTAGTGTATTATTAATGTTATTATTCTTTTTAAGTGGGTGGTTTAAATACATTTTATAAAATATGTCAGAAGATATAATAGAAATTATAGAAAAGTATTCAAAAGAATATGGTATGGATACTATATTGGATGAAACACGTTTACGTGAAATAGAATTAAAAATACCCGGTATTAAAGGAAAATGGGCATCATACAAAGCTGTTAATAAGGCTAAATTATTTAAACTAAAGAAAGATAGGGATAGATTATTATCTGATGGTGTTGAAATTGTTTATAAAGAACGTTCTGAATCAGGTAATCCAGTATCAAAACATGGTGCTGAAAAAATATTAAGAAATACTCAAAAATTCCAAGTTATTGCTCAAGATATAGAACGATTAACTATTTTATGTGAATATTTTGAAGATACTTTAAAAAATATTCAAAGTATTGGGTTTGATGTAAAAAATCTGGTTGAAACTATTAAAATTGATGAATTGTAAAATAAATATATCATATTATAATAATTCAAAGTGTAAAATGGATATGGATAATTTCTATTTTGATCCCATTAGAGAATATTTTTCATATGATAACCCAAAAGCCAGATTTGGTAAAAACCCATATATACCCAAACGTTTATATAGTATATCTTCAAAGGGATATATGGATATTGGATTAATATGGAATGTTAAAAAATTATGTAAAGAACGTAATTATGATGTTGATTTTAATATAAGTGATTTAGTTAAAAATATATTAATCAACCCTATTAATATTCCGTTAAAAAGTGTGCCAAATAAAAATTTTAAATTAAGAGATTATCAAAGGAATTCTATTAGTAATGCATTTAAATTAGGTAAGGGTATAGGTCTTATTGGAACAGGTGGTGGTAAAAGTCTTATTATAGCTTCAATGTTAGAAAGTCTTTGGAACAATAACAATGATTTTAAAACATTATTGGTTGTTCCAAATATTGGATTAGTTGAACAAATGTATAATGATTTTGAAAAATATGAATGTAGTTTTTCAAAATCCAAATGGACTGGTAAAAATAAATTAAATTCAAAATCAAATGTTGTTATAGTTAATACTGGTTTATTACAAAGATTTGATTCAGATAAACTTGCTGATCATTGTTTATTTTTTGCTGATATAGAATATTTATTTTACGATGAAGTTCATTTATTTGGACAAGACCCTGAACCTAAAGCAACCACATTATTGAAAGAATTTGATTATAAAAATGTGTTTGGGTTTACTGGTTCATTAAATGAATCAACTTTCGCTTCAGATATAGTATATGGATATTTTGGTAATCCATTTTATATTAAATCATCAAAAGAATTGCGTGATGAAAACTATTTAACAAATGTTATGATTAAAATGTTATATTTTAATCATAATTATGAAGTTAAAGATGTATATGAATTTGTAAACAATGCTGATAAAAAACAACAAGATACTACAAAAAATTATAATTTAGAAATTGAATATATAACTGAATCAAAATTCAGAAATGATAATATTAAAGAAATATCACAAAAATTAAATGGTAATACTTTGTTATTGGTTGATCGTATAATTCAAGGTGAAACGTTGGTTGAGTTATTTAAAAATATCACTGATAAAACTGTTTATTTTATTAGAGGATCAATGCCTGTTGAAGAACGTAATAAAATTATATTGGAAATGGAACAAAAAGATAATATAATTTGTATAGCAATGTCTAAAATATTTTCAACAGGTATTTCAATTAATAATATCCAATATATTATTTTTTATTATATAGGTAAGTCATGGTATAAAATAATACAATCTATTGGTAGAGGATTGCGATTACATGAATCCAAAAATAAATTGTATATTTTTGATATGTGTGATAATATGATATATAGTGAAAAACATTCAATTGAAAGAAAAAGAGTTTATAAAAAAGAGCAAATAGAATTTGGAGAATATCAAATATATGGGTAAAAAAGGAAAAAGTGGTAGAAAACCGGGAAAATATTATATTTTAAATGATGATATAGTAAAAGAAGTTCGTAAATATTATGATACGGGAGTGTTTTCATATGAACTAGGACAAATAATCAATAAAACAGTTGATGGTGTAGCACATATGCCAAAAGTTATCAATTATTTTAAGGAAGATAATCCTTGGGGTATAGAAATGCGTTCAGATGCTGTATTTAGGATTTCTAAAGCTATTGTAGAAAAAGGATGTAGGGTTATCCCTGAAGAGGAAATTGGTAAAGTTATTAATGATGATGATGGTAATGTTGTTTACAAGAAAGATAAAGATGGTAATATAATGTGTGATGAAAACGGGGATAAAATAATTGCTACAGTTGAGCAAAATAATTTATTTGGGTATTTTACCGTTATTGCTTTTAGAGCATTTATTGCCCGAATTAAATTAGAAAAAAAACAACAGGAATTGATGGATAATTATAAATATAAAGTTTTTGAAGATTTTGAAAATGAATATGGGGTAATACATCAAGAAAATAATCAAGATGTAGATTATCAAGATTATAATACTAAAGATTAAGAATCTTTTAAAAATTATGAATAAAAAACAAAATATAAAAAATGAAATAAAAAATAGTGAAGGCCCAAAACCTGATATTCCAACTATAGAAGAAGTAGATGTTTTAATAGGTCGATTATATTCATGTGCATTTGCTCATATGTCTCGGTATAATAAAAGTCCTTGTTCTGAAAATTGGCATCCAACCCATCAGGAAATTTATAATCAGACATTAGATTTTCAAAATAGACGGTTATTGGCAAAAAAAAATTAAATAAATATAGAAATATGAATATAATTAATAAGTATGTATATACTATTGTTCGTTGGTTTCGTGATATTAAAGATATTAGAGAATGTAAGGAAATACTTTGGAAAGAACTTGATAGAGATCGAGATGAAACCGAAAGTTTAAGAACATTGGCAGTTGTGATGGCAAATGCGCTTTATTGGGAACGTAAGAAATCTTCATCAAATAATGATAATTAATAATAAAGTCGCATTAATAGCTGATATTCATATAGGTGTTAATAAAAATTCAGAAGAATTTTATGAATTAACTAAACAATGGATTGAATATTTTATATCAGAAATAACACAAAATCAAATTAAAGATGTTTTTGTGTTAGGGGATTGGCATCATTATAGGGATGAAATTAGTGTTCAAACTTTAGATATATCATCTGAAATTATGAATATGTTTCCAAAAGATATTAATATACATATTTTAACAGGGAACCATGATTGTTATTTCAAAGATAATTCCAAGGTTCATTCATTGCAGATGTTTAAAGGGTGGAATAATGTATTTATTTATGATGATATTACACAATTAAAAAGTAAATCTAATAAAACCATTTCAATTATACCTTGGGGTTATGATATAAAAGACACTTTAGATTCTGATTATGTATTTGGTCATTTTGAAATTCAAAATTTCAAAATGAATAATTTCACTATTTGTAATGATGGTGTTGAATCTAAAAATTTATTAGATAAATGTAAAAATATTTATACGGGCCATTTTCATAAACAACAGTCGAAACAATATAAAAAAGGTAGTATTACATATATTGGCAGCCCTTTACAATACAATTTTAATGATGTAGATAATGAAAATGGTTATTATATATTGGATTTGGAAAATAATACAGATGAATTTATTGTTAATACTGAAGTTCCAACATTTAAATATGTTAAATTATCTAATATAAAAAAAATAAATTATGACGATTTAACAAATAATTGGGTTAAATTGTTTATAGATAAAACAATAAAAGAATCAGAGTTAGATAAAGAAATTACTAAAATCAGATCGTTTAAACCAAGAAATTTAATTATTAATGATGTTTATGTAAATAAAAATATTGACATAAATAAAAATGTTGATAAGATAACGTCAATAAACATTGAAGATTCAATTATTGAATATATAGAATCATTAGGTGATACTATAAAATTTAAAGATGAAACTTTGAAAAAAATAAACGATTATTACATTAAACATAAACAAACATTCTAATTTTATGAAAAAGAAACTAAATAATATCAAACGCCATGTTCAAGGTAAATTTTTTACTGTTGAACGTAAGGTTAAAAACAAAACATCTAAATTCTGTGCAAAGTTGGTTTCAGAATCAAACAGTTATATGACTATTAAAAATGTCAATACTGGTGAAGAGATGAAAATGAATAAAAATACGGTAACTGCATTGAATTGCGGGGCATTTAGCGTTTAATGCGAATATTAATATCATGTTTATCATTTAGCTCTTATACTGGTTCAGAACTGTATGTTTATGAATTAGCTAAAGAATTATCTAAAAAACATGATGTTCATATTTTATCGAACATAGGTGGAGATTTAGTTCAAAGGATTGAACCATACGGTGTTCAGTGTTTTGATATTAAATCTCCACCTAATTATTTTTTAGGTGATGGTATCACTAAATATCAAGATACTTTAAATAATACTCATACAACAATTAAAGGTAAATTTTATAAAACTTCAAATAATTATAACTATGATCTTTTAATTTTAAATCAGACTAATATATCAAAATGTGTATTAGATTTATATGATATTCCAGCTATAAATATTATACATTCTGAAGTTTTACCAAAATTTGAAGACCCTCTAATACATAAAAATGTTAAAGGTTATATAGCTATAAGACCAGAAATTAAAAAAACTTTAATTGAAAAATGGAATATAAAAAAGCCGATTGAAGTTATTTATAATCCTGTTGATACAAAAAGATTCAATACTAATATTTATTATAATTCTTATTTGGATTCTGATTATATATTATTTGTTGGTTCAAATGATTATCTTCGTCATAATGCAATTAATGATTTAATTGAATATTCTCGTAAAATAAATAAAAAATTATATTTGGTAGGAAGAGGGTTTGAAAACTTTGCATTAGAATATAATCATGTTAAAACATTTAAACCTTGTTGGGATATTGAAAAATATGTTAAAGAGGCATATATGGTTGCAAGTATTCTTATGGGAAGAACAGTAATAGAGGGGTGGTTATGTGGTAAAACAGCTATCATATATGATATAAACCATAAAGGAGATATTTTATCTAAAATAAAAAAAACACCACCAGTTGATTTAAACAAGTTTAATGCCGAATATGTAACAAATAACATAATGAAATATGCATCAAGTATCATTTAGTAGATTAGGCAAATATGGTAGATTAGGTAATCAGTTATTTCAAATTGCTGCAACATATGCATATGCTTTAAAATATAAGCATAAATTTGTTATTCCATTATGGGAATATTCGGAATATTTTTCCAATATTAGTAAATATCAATCTAATGATTTTAGATATTATAATAGACAACAGAAGCCTATGTTGCGTGATAATGATGGTTTAAATCTCCCTTATGTATATGGAGATGTTGAATTATTTGGATATTTTCAATCATTAGAATATTTTAAAAATTATCAAGATCAAATTAAAGAATTATTTAAACATAACATCATATTAAATAATATATATAATGGTGAAAAATGGTTATTTGTCCACGTTCGAAGAGGTGATTATTGTAATTTAGAAAACATTTATGTGGATTTATACAAAACCAATTATTATTCAATTATTGATAATATTAAAACTCAATATGATGATATAATAATTTTAACGGATGATGTAAAATTTTGTAAAAATAAATTTCCTAATTATAAAATTCAAAAAAGTGAAAATGAAATAGTTGATTTATTATATATGACAAAGGGAGACGTTGTAATGTCAAATTCTACATTTTCATGGTGGGGGTCATATTTAAATTCAACACCTAATAAAAAAATATATGCACCTAAAAAATGGTTTAATAATCATTTATCTGAAAAAGATTTATATAGGGATGATATGATATTAATATGAAATTTTTAAAACAAATACCTTTTAAATATGTACAAAATTTTAATGGATCACCTATTAAATTTTCAGATATATCTGTATCTATTGTAATACCTGTTCGTGGAATTCTTTTTAAAACACAATTAGAAACATGTATTTATTATATTAATAAATTTAATAAATTAAATATAGAAATAATTATTGTAGAAGAAGATGCTATATCAAATTATTCATATTTGAAAGATATAGACAATATTAAATATGAATTTATTAAATCTTCAACATTATTTAATAAATCTAAATGTTTTAATAAAGGTGTTAGTATATCTAATTATGATTACATATCTGGGTTAGATTGTGATATGATTACACCTTTAAATTATTTTGGTAATGGTGTTAGATGTCTTTTAGAAGGGTATGATGCAGCATTTATAGCTGATGATATTCTATATAACGATAAATTTGAAAATAATAAACTTTTTTTCACATGGAATAATAAAAGATGGAAAGATAATAATAATTGGCAATTTCATGGTGGTAGTTTTTTTATAACTAAAGAAGCATATAATTCTATAGGTGGATTTTATGAAGCATTTGAAGGTTATGGTTCAGAAGATAGTGAGTTTTATAAAAGAGTTCATGATAAATTAAAAGTAAGTCCTAATTTTGGTTTACCTTTATTACATATGAAACATGATAACCCATATGCTAAAAATTGGAGAAAAAATGAGATGTTATATTTAACATCTCGTAATATTCCCGTTGATAAACGGATTAACAATGTTAAACAAAAAAATAGTTATTTAAATGCAATTTAAATTGGTAGATAAAAATTTAGGAAATGCTAAAACTTTTTGTAATGGCGGAATTAATGAAATTATTCCATCAACTGGATTTAAGTGGAATAAAGTAAATAACCCTAAACAAGTTAATAAAAATGATATTTTATTTTTTACAGATCAAGCTTCATATGATGTTGTTATATATGACTGTAAACTTAAAATATTAATATTATCAGAACCTAAAGAAATTAATCAAAACTTATTTGATATACCATATATTAATTTTATAACTGATAATTTTGATTATGTATTTACTCATGATCCTCAATTATTTGTATTTGAGGGTGTTGTTAAATATTATCATGGGGGAACATGGATAAAACCATCTGAAATGAATATATATGATAAAAATAAACACATATCATTTATATCATCTAATAAAAACATTTCATCAGGTCATAAAATAAGACATACAATTTATAATGAGTTTGGAAATTTATTTGATGTATATGGAAGTATTAATAATAATAAAATAGATTCTAAATTATATGGGTTACAGGATTATAAATATTCTATAATCATTGAAAATTGTAAACAAGAAAATTATTTTACTGAAAAATTGATTGATTGTTTTTTAACTGGTACAATACCCATATATTGGGGAGCACCCATAGCCCATATATTTGATAAACGTGGATATTTTACATTTAATACTTTAGATCAATTAAAATTAATACTTGATAAATTAGATAATATAGATTATAATACTTTGAAACCTTATATTTTAAAGAATTTTAATATAGCAAAAAATTATATAACTTTTGAAGATTTTTTGTTTTATTGGGTGAAAATAAATTGGGGTTATTTTAGAAAAAATATTAAATGAATAAATTACCAGAATTTAAAAGATTTTTTGCTGAAAATGCAGAACAGAGGAGATATGATTATCCTGAACTAACTACATATTCATGGGTTATTGATATTGGTGCATATAAAGGCGAATTTGCTGAAAAAATAATCAATAAGTATAATTGTAAAGTTATAGGGTATGAACCCATCAAATCTTTTTTTGATGACATTCAAAATAAAAATATTCCTAATTATACTATATATAATTATGGAGTATCTGATAAAAATGAAGATGTTGAAATAGTTTTACAAGGGGATGCTACATCTTCAAATCTGTCTTTTACAAAAGAGTCTACTGTTGAATTATGTAAACATATTGATATTTTGAATATTATTGATGAAATTCCAAATGATATTGATCTTCTTAAAATTAATATTGAAGGGGGTGAATTTAAATTATTAGAATGTTTGGTTGATAATCCTAAATATTTAAAGAAAATTAAAAATATACAAGTTCAGTTTCATAATTTTATACCAGATTGTGAAAAAAGAAGAGATGATATTATAAAAAAACTAACTAAAACTCATGAGCAAACATGGTCATATCACTTTGTTTGGGAAAATTGGAGATTAAAATAACATCGAGCATTCAGTCAACAACACCTAACCTTAAAAACAATCATACCATCGAAACAGAATAAAACTATGGGAAATCAAAATCAAAAATCAACACAACAAAGTCCAGAAGGCCGAACGCCTATGGCATTAAATGGTTCGGTTGATTCGAACTACGGCCTACCGCTATCGGAATGCGAGGACATCCAGTTTCTTCGGGAGCAAGTGGAATACCTATATCAAGTGTTGGACGACATCGACACGGCTAGCGATATGTTCAAACCATGTGATTCGAACAAGGGGAGTTTTGAAGCGTTCTACAACTACGCAATGCGGGTGCAGCTAAAGAAGTCCGACAAACTAGAGTCGGACGGCTACAAACTTCACTTGTCGAACTCCAAAGTCGATCACAAGCGAGGCACAAGTGACGTTGATTGCAGTGCCTAGTTCTGTTTTTTTAACGACAACCCGAATTATAAAATTATGAGTAACTTAGATGAAGATAAACAAATGATGATTGTGAATGCAGCATGCCACGCAATTGCGATGAATCAAGAAATGGAACGAATGGTGATTGGTGAGCGTGAGCGACCGTCCTACCTATGGAAACCAAAACTAAGTCAATGTGGTAATCAGTGGCGCGCTCTCTACGGTGAGAATCCCCAAGAAGGAATTGCTGGATTCGGGGATTCACCTGAAAAGGCAATGCAAGCTTTCGACAAGGCTTGGCATACTTCTTTGCAGAACAAATAGCTCTGACATGAGCGAATCGAGTTGACATTATATTCTCAATAAATTTTATTTAATATGAAAGCTAAGATAACAATTGAACTAGAAGTCGAAATTTTTGACAACCCAGACTATGATTATGATCTGGAAATTGCAGCTATGACACTGCTTGAAAAAGGTAAAGAGGGATTCTTTAAAGAGCGATCATTTGGTAAGCAAATGATCAAAACAGAGTATCTTAAGTGCCGTGAGCTTAAACTATAAATTATATAACATGCCAATCAAAGATTACACATTATTTAAAGATTTAAAAGATAAATATGACCTTAATACATTTGTTGAAACAGGATCATATATGGGTGATGGTATTCAAATGGCTTTGGATGCAAGATTTGAAAATATTTATAGTATAGAAATATCAGAAAAATATTATAATATATGTAAAAATAAATTTCAAAAATATGATAATGTAAATATACTTAAAGGTGATAGTGCTATTATGTTATATGATAGTGAATTACATGATAATATAAATGATTGCCGTTGTTTATTTTGGTTAGATGGACATTATTCCGGTGGTGATACTGGTAAAGGAAAATTTTGGTCTCCTTTAATTGAAGAAATAAAAGGAATCAATACATTGAATGATAATAATCATATTATTTTAATTGATGATTTAAGGTGTTGGAATAAAGAAGATGTAAATTTTAATCATTATAATTTTAATGAAAATGATCTTAAAAACCAAATCCTAGAAATAAACAAAAATTATAGGTTTAAAAAAGTTGATGGTTATATAAATGACTCTGGTAGAGTCTTAAAAGATGATATTTTAATTGCATATATTGATGAATAATACATTTATACCTTACATTATAAATTCATATCCACGATCCGGTAACCATTGGGTTAGATATATTGTTGAATGGTTTTCTGGTCAAATGACATTAGGTGACAAAGAAGGTGAACATCCTAAAGATATAAAGAATAAAATGGATACACCTATTTATAAGAGAGCTAAAATCCTTCATATGGATATTAATAAACCTCCTATAGCAAAAAAACGTCATTTTATTAATACATGGGATAATAAAGATGCTAAATTGTTACTTTTATTACGAGATTATAAAGAATGTATACCGAGACATTTAGAAATAGGTAACAAATATAATTTAAATATTGATAATATTGCAGTAAAAAATCAAATAAACAATTATTTTGATATCATTACAATATATGATAATTGGGAATCTAATAAAAAACATGTTTTTTATGAAGATTTAATATATTGTTCACCTAAATTTGATACCACTTTAAAAGAATTATTGAATTTTTTTGATATTTTTGATCAAGTATTGTATAAAGAATTTATTAAAAATATTGATTATCATATTAAAAACTCTATAGGAACATTACACGCTAAAAGTAAAACAGGTGGTAAACATATGCATTACCATGCTAAAAAACTTAGTATAGAACAAAAACAAAATTGGAATAGATATATAACTCAAAATTATAAAAAATATAAAGATAATTATTTAAAAAAATATGAATAAAATAGATTTACAAGATGTTACATTTAACATACCTATTAAAATAGATTCTGAAGATAGAATAAAAAATCTTCAGAATTGTATTAAGTGGATTAGACAGAATTTTAATACAAATATTATTTTATATGAGGGTGATATAACTCAAAAAATAAAATATGAAATTAATGATAATGATATTAAGTATTATTATCATTACAGTAAATTATTTCATAGAACTAGGTATTTGAATGAAATGGCAAAAATATCACAAACACCTATTATAATAAATCATGATATTGATGTGGTGTTTCCAGTTAATCAAATTTTAGAGTCTATTGAAAAAATTAGAAGTAATGAATTAGATGGTGTGTTTCCTTATGATAAACATTTCATTGATATGAAACCTGAAACTACCAATATATTATCTAATGATTTTAATTTTAATAAAATTAATCCTCAAAATGAAAATATTATAGGATATGATGTCAATATTGCTAAAAAAATGAAAGGTGTAGCTAGTGTGGCTAGTGTGGGTGGTTGTATTATATGGAATAAAAAAAAATTTATTGAGGGAGGGATGGAAAATGAAAAATTTATATCTTACGGATATGAAGATAATGAACGCGTATATCGTTTTGAAACCTTGGGGTATAATATAGGTAGGGTAAAGGGTAATTTATATCATATGCACCATTCTAGGGGTAAAGATAGCTCAGTAAATCATGGGTTATATATGAATAACAGACTGAATTATAATAAAATTTCTCAAATGAATGAATCTGAACTTAAACAAGAGATAGAATTATGGGAATGGACAAAATAGATAATACTACAAATATACAATCCATTATAGATAAACAGTATTTAAAAATATATAACTATTTTATCAAGGAATCTGAAATGTATATTAATTTAAACAAAAATTATTACAAATATAATGTTAAACAACAGCAAACATTAGTTAATGATTTAATAATGATTTCAGATGATTTAATTTATGCTCGGAAAGAATTAAAAATAATGCTTAATAAATTATAGATGATTATTTTTGAAAAAATATCTGCTAAGAATTTTTTATCAATTGGTGAAGAACCTATAGAAATAACTTTTAAAAAAGGCGTTTCTATAATTACAGGTCAAAATCTTGATAAAAATCGAAGTAATGGAAGTGGTAAATCAACTTCAATAGAATCCATATATTTTGCTTTATTTGGTAAAACTATTAGAGGATTAACCAATACGGATGTAGTTAATAAAACATTTAAAAAGAATACTGAAGTAATACTTACATTTAATTATAACAAAGATAATTTTAAAATAGTTAGAAAATTAAAACCATCTAAATTATTTTTATATAAAAATAATTTAGATATTACTCGTGATAGTATTCAAAATACCCAAAAAGATATTGGATCAATTATAGGAGTTTCCGAAGATGTAGTGAAAAATTGTATTATTATGGGGGTTAATCAAACAACTCCTTTTATGGCACAAAGTAAAGTTGAAAAGCGAAAATTTATCGAAGGTATATTTGATATGTCTATTTTTTCATCTATGTTATTAGATGCTAGAAGCGATTATAATGCAACTATCAAAGAATTGACTGCATTAAATTCTAAAAATGAAGAAAAATCTAAAAATCATATAATATATAAAGAACAATATGATAAATTTGAAGAATTAAAAATAAATAAGATAAATAATATAAAGGATCAAATAAACAAAGAATCTGAAAATGTTATAAATTATAAAAATAAATTATCTAAAAATGATCCGTTATTGAAAAAAGAAACTATAATTAAAGAAAAAAATAATTATGAAGCAATTATTTTAGACTTAAATTCTAAAATTAATAACTATGATTCAATTTTAACAAAAATCAAAATCGAATTGGGGATATTAAATGATAAAATTGAATCAAATAATATTTCTGGTGTATGTCCAAAATGTAAAAAACCATTTGAAGAACATGAAAAGGAAATATTTCAACAACATATCAAAGAATTACAAACTGAAATAATAAAAGTCACTGAAAATAAAGTTAAGTTAAATTTAAAAATTGATAAAGTTTGTGATACTATAAAAATAATTCAGGATAAAATAAACACAATTAATTCTGATATACTTATATTAAATGATAATATAAGTAATGATAATATCTATCAAAATAATATAGATAATTCAAATGAAAATATTGGTAAGTTATTTCAAGATGCTAAAGATATAAAAAATGAAACAAATAATTTAGATGGTGTTATTGAAACTATTGAAAAAGAATTAAAAATATTAACCGATGATATTAATAAATTAAACAAAGATGTAAATATTTTAGATCAAATTAAATTTATATTAGGTGAAAACGGTGTTAAATCGTTTGTTATCAATAAATTGTTAGATATTTTTAATAGTAAAATCAATTATTATTTAGATAAACTTAATGCTAATTGTCAATTGATATTTAATGAATTTTTTGAAGAAATAATTATAAATGATAAAAAACAAAAATGTTCATATTTTAATTTTTCAAGTGGTGAACGAAGAAATATAGATATTGCTATTATGTTTTCATTCATGGATTTACAAAAAATTCAAGGTAAGTTTGATTGTAATATTTCAGTATATGACGAAATGATAGATGGTTCTATTGATATAGAGGGTATTGAATTAGTTATTGACATATTACAAAAAAGATCTAATATGGATGGTAAGTGTATTTATATAATAACCCATAGATCAGGGATTGATAAGTATGTAACAGGTGAAATTATAAAAATACAAAAAGAAAATGGAATTAGTAAAAGAGTAATGAACTAATTCTAATTAATTATAAATAATTATATGAAAAATTCGATATTTGAAAAAAAACTTAAAGAAGTTCGTAAAACGTATTTAAATGAAGATTATACAGAAGTTCAAGATCAACGGGAAGAAAAGGAATTAGAAAAAGTTGATGATGAACTTCGTAAAGAAACTTTAAAAAAGAAAAAAGAAGAACTTAAAACAATTAAAAATAAAAATAAAAATGGAAGCCAACTCTAAATTTTTAAATGTTTTAAAAAAGAATAGTTCTTTCTTAAAAGAAGATAATTTTGTTAAAGGTAATGAAAAATCAGAATTACCTGATATGAATGATATACCAGATGATAATGTAGTTCAGACAAATCAAAAACCTGATATTGAAAAACCTGACAATAACGAAAATAAACCGATTTCTAATTTCACAGATAAAGAAAAAGATATTTTAAACGTTGCATTACAAATATATCGTTCTAATCCAGAAAATTCAATTGATACAAAAAATCAATTTTCTAATATGTTTGAAGAGGAACAATATGAAGAGTTATTAGGTAGATTAATATCTATTGCTGATGAATTAAGTGAATAAAAATTGTTTAAAAAAATATTATATATGACAAATGAAATAAAATCAATTAAGGATCAAATTATTGAAATATTTGAACGTGATGGTACAAAAGCAGATGCTGCAAGGTTTATAAAAAGTAAAACCTCATTAGGAAAAACACAATCTAAATATTGGGCTAAAAAAATTTATGATGAGTGTGAATGTGTTACAGGAGTTAAATCTAAAATTAAAAATATTCAAGGTGAAATCAATATAGAATATAACCCCGAAGAACTACAAAATTTTTTGGATGATACATTAAATACTGAATTGGGTGATGGTTTGGATTTTTCAGAAAAATATGTATATAATAAATCTGAAGATGAATATATATTTTTATTAGAAAAAAGTTTTGGTAAAAATGTCAAACTAGAGGGAACTACAGTTCGATCAATCCTTAAAAATTATAGTAATTATGATGGAAGCCCTGATAGTATAAATCAAGTATCCAATAGATTTAGTATTCCAAGAAATATTTTAATACATATTCTTAAAATATTAAACATTACACATGATTCATTACCTGTAACACCAGAAGAATTTGAAGAAAAAAGTGTAGATGAAATTAAAAATGAATGTATAACAGGTAAGAAATTTGCATTATACCAAAAATTACAAAAAGAAGAATGGAAATCTACAAAAGATAATGCAAGAAAATGGGATGAATTTATTATTGGTAAATATAATCCATTTTTAGAAGCATTAGAATCATGGACACCATCAAGTATTCCATCTATTAAAACTTCAAATAATGGATTATTATATGATGACAAAACATTTTTATGTGTCTTAACTGATACTCATATTGGTGAATTAACTAAAAATAGTTGGGAAGGTAAGTCTTTTAATACTCAAAAAGCAATAAAAAATATTTTAAATTATATATCCCAGATTGAAAGTAAATTATCTGAATGGAAAACAACACCATCTAAATGTAAATTAGTTATAATGGGTGATATATTAAATTCTTGTGTTGATGGTATGACAAGAAAAGGCACTAAACTACATAATGATGTAGTGAATGGTGATATGTATAAAATTGGGTTGGATGTTATTATAACATTTGTTACTGCAATGAGACAATTGTTCCCAAATGTTGATATTAGTTGTGTTAATGGAAACCATGATTCATTTATGATTGGTGCTGTATATTATAGCGCTTCAAGATATTTTGAAAACACTGATGGGATTGTATGGAATATTTCGGATTATTGGTTAGATAGTTTTAGAGTCAATAACTGTTATTTTATTTATTCACATGGTAAAGATGATATTAATCATGTAGCATTACCTAATAATGTTACAAAATTTGAAAGTTTTGTTCAATCTCTTCTTTTGAAAAAAGTCCATGAATTAGTTGATGTTGAAAGTAAATATTTTATTTCGGGTCATTTACATTCATATGAACACATTGAACTTAATGATTTTGAAAAAATTCAAGTCCCTAGTTCAGTTACTGCTGATGGTTTTGCAGAAGCATTAGGATATATGACAAAAGCTAGACAAAATTGTTTTATTGTAGGTGAAAATTATATTGAAGATACATTACATTTTTATTTTCAATAATTTATAAATAATTAAAACCTTATATTATGAATAATAAAAATACAGACTTTGATGATTTGGCAGATGTTTATTTAGAATCTAAACAAAATAAAACTACACCTGATAATACTCCTGATGAAGAACTTATTCAAGAAGGTTTGTATGATCGCATTAAAGCTCGTGCAGAAGGTTTAAAAGATGCTGCTGGTTCATATACATCAGGTGTTAAAAGTGCATTGATGGGTAAAACAGGAGAAATTGAAGATTCAAAAGGTAAATATAAACAAACCAAAATACAATCAATTGTTAACAGTCATGTTAATAAAATAGATGCTTCTCTTTCTGAATTTGCAACGGATTTAGTCAAATTAGGAGTTATTGATGATGAACAAGCTGAATCTATAGCAAGTAAAGCAAGTAGAATAATTAAAGCAAATCCAAATGTTGCTAATATATTAAAAAATGCTTAATTAAATTAATTTTTTCATTGATTTATTAAAATTTATATATTAGAATGATTTCATGAATAAAAATGAAATTAAAGGATATATAGGAAAAAATGTAGCGTTTAGTATTGGGTCAGAAAATGACTATTTACAAACAGGTAAAATAATAAATGTAATTGAAAATGCAGTTCAAATATCTATAACAACTAAAGATTATCTTACACTATCTGAAAATATTATAAATAATAATTGGGTAAATATTAATAAATTAAATATTCATGCAGTTATTCCAAGTTCTCCTCTTCAAGAAGAGTCTAAACCCCAAGAAACCTTAATTAACGGATAGTATGGCCCTTATATCAGTATCAGGAACACAATGTATCGGTAAATCTACATTTATCGAAGACTTTATACTTAATTGGCCTATGTTCAAAGCCCCCGAAAAAACTTATAGAGATATAATAAAAGATAAGGGATTGAAGATTAATCAAGAAACTACTAAAGAAAGCCAAAAACTTATTTTAGATTCTATAATTGAAATTATGGAATCATATCCAAGAAAAGAAAATATAATTTTTGACAGATCACCATTGGATAATATAGTATATTCAATTTGGGCATATGAAAAAAATAAAGGTAATATTGATTCTGAATTTGTTACTGAATGTATTCAAAAATCCAGACAAGCATTACAACGTCTGGATATAATGTTTTTAATTCCGATTTCTAAACAAAATGATATTAATTTAGAAGAAAAAGAACAACGCGATATTGATCCTGAATATCGAACAGAAATTGATGAATTATTCCAAGGGTTAAAACGGCATAAAGAAGCAGGGGATAATGTATTTTTTGTTAAAGATGATTCACCCCCTATAATTGAAATATTTGGTAGTAGACAAGAAAGAATAGAAATTGCTAAACTATATTTAAAGGATGATGGTTCATTTTATGGTGAAGAAGAATCATTGTTATTTGATGCACAAGGTGATGCTATTGGTCAAAATTCTAGTGATATTATTGATACAGGAGAACGAGAACAACTTAGAAAATATCTGGATTTAAAATAATTTATAAATATTTTAAATGAAAGAAAAAAATTATACTCATTATTTCGAATTTAGAAATATATTAACACAATTCGTATCTGCTTTTGATAGTATAATAATTAATAGATATAATAAAGATAAGACAATAGAAAAATCAATTCCTGTTAGATATGTATATGCCCCAAAGCAAAAAATATTACATGATTTAAATAATAAAGCTCAACATATAACTTTACCAGTTATAGCAGTTAATCTTGCAGGTATATCAAGAGATTCTGAAAGAGTTCAAAGTAAAAACATAGGTCACTATATAAATGAAGGTAGCAATACAACTCGTCATATACCCCAACCTGTTCCAGTAGATATATCTTTGAATATGAGTATTATTACTCGTTACCAAAAGGATATGGATCAAATATTAGCTAATTTTATACCATATAGTGACCCTTATATAATATTATCATGGAAACTTCCTGAAGAATTTACTTCTATAAATACTGAGATTACTGCTAAAGTCCAATGGGATGAAACTATTTCTATAAATCAACCTGTTGATATGGGTGAAGGTGAAAAATATAGAAATATAGCAGAAACCAATTTCGTAATCAAAGGATGGTTGTTTAAAAAACATCCAGAAAATCCTATTGGTAATATATTTGAAATAGATACTAAATTTCATCCGGTTTCATCATTAAGTGAATCAATTTTAGATGATTTAGAATATGATGAAGTGTCTTTATCAGCATATCCAAATATTTCATTCCAAAAAGAATCAAAATTTGTTGTAGGAACTAATCCAATATATAAAATTGATGGTGATAATTTTGATTATACTACTTCAGTATATTTATCATCAGATAACCCATTGATATTTTCTGATACATTATCAACATATGATGACTTTAATGGTATCCCATTATCATCTAGTGAATATTCTATTGTTAATGATAATTCAATGTATGTGGATATTAGACAAATAAATGATATTGGTAATGTATCTGTAATAATAGAAAACCCATCAGGATATACCATATCTAATCCAATAAGTTGTATAAATATTTCTTGACAACATCTATATACCCTATATAATAAATATTATGAATAAAAAATCAAAAACAGACATTACTATATCATCTAAAATGTTAGATGATATAGACTTTTTATTAGAAACACAAGGAAGTAATGGTAATTGGAATCATGACCCTTATATGCACGGGATGTATAATGGGATGGAATTAATTGTTTCTATGATAAAAGGAAAATCCCCAGAATATAAAGGTCCACCGGATAAATGGGGGTGCGAAAATATTTGCGATGATAATGGTGATAAAAATATAAAAACACCAACCTTATTATCAGAAAAAAAAAGTAAATTTTGTTGATGTCAGTAATATGAATCGAGAAGACGCAGAAAAATATATACGCAAAATGATTAATAAACCAGATCGTGATTAATAAACCAGATCGTGATTCATTCTTAGATTATCTTTTGGGATGTCCAGATATAAATATATTTTAAGTATTTGTGATGATGAATCTATATCTTTAAAACCTTCAATTAAATAAAAATGGAAAAAACAATTAAATGCCCAATATGTAGTCAACCTTACAAATTTTATAATTTTTATGCCGTTGACCAATCCGCATGCCCGTCATGTGTTGCAAAAGCCAAAAATAATATGAGAAAAACAATATCAAAAACAGGAACAAATAATTTTAAGTATCATAACATTATTTGTTCTGCTGCATCAATATTTTGAAATTGCATTAGACACATTAAAATTAAATAAATTGATTCAAATTCCAAATAGTCAAACAAAGCAAATTTATGATTTTGGGGTTGACAACTGCACTCATAAATTGTAAAAAATCTACAAAAAATTAAACTTTTTTGATTTTTTGTAAGAAAAAATGTAGTTTTAGTATAAAAAATTATGAAAACAAAAATTAAAATGATCAAACGAATTACTAAAACTGAATTTGAAACCTTTGATGGTGAAATTTTTCAACTACCTTTTGAGTTAGATGAAGTTCCAACTGTGAGATGAAAATGGATAGAGATTTAAATGCTGCTAAAAACTTAGAACAATTTT